TGAGTAAAGAATTAGAAGCATTTGTAAGATTAGAACAAAATTCAAAACGATATAAAGGTCGCAAAGAAGATTTAGACACCATTTTTACTACTCTTAAAAATTATGAAAAACAAGATAATTTAATTAAAATCATCAAAGAAACTATTGAGTTTGGAATTAAAGACAATAAGGTCGAGGTTTCCGAAAAGGGAGATGTGTCTTTGTCAGGCACTATTGGACTTATTTTAAGAAAGGAACTCGATAAAAAAGAGAGAATTCTTTTTAGAGATTGGATATTAGAAGCTTGCTTTCCAAGAGAACTCAAAGCATTAAAAATCATTGAAGAAAAAAGGGTTAATGTTGAATATTTCCTTTATACGTTTGAAGACTGGAAAGACATCACTTATGAACAATGGATATTTTATTATTATGAAAATGGTTATTTCATTCAAGGAGAAGAAGATTTTACAACTAATAGATTAACCAAAGAAGAATTTGATTTATTGAAAGAGGTGTTGTTATGAAAAAGAAGATTAAAGATTTGACGATTAAAGAGTGTGATAAGATATGCAACAAACAACCATATTGTAGTGTTTGTCCGTTGAAATATGGAAATTATTGTAGATACGAAAAATTAATGGTTGATAAAGAAGAAAAGACATTTAATTTAGAGAGAGAGGTAGAAATTGATGAAAGCGATAATGATTAGTGGTAAACCTAAATGGTCTGCCTTAATAATGAATGGCGATAAAACCAAAGAGATTAGAAAAAACAAAGCACTCGCAAGTGCAATTCGAAAACTCATTGATGAATATGGATTTGCCGATATTTATTGGTATTGCTCGAAAAACGAAAGTTTGCATTATGTATCTTTCAAAGGTTGGTGTAATGGCAATACTTGGAAAAAAGAAAGACCATTAGCAAGTTGTAGTGAAGATTATAGTGGCAAAGTCGTATTCAAGTTCCGTTGCTATAAGGTGGAAGAAATATCGTGGCAAATAGGTGTCTATCAATTAGAGCAACAAGGGTTCAGTGATTTTCTTAATGAATGTTGTTTAGGCTTTTGCGAATTAAAAAATTACTTAAATAAGAAAAATGGTTATGCCATTCACATTAGCGATTTAGAAATCTTTGATAAACCAAAAGAGTTAAGTGAGTTCTATAAGGTTGGTTATAATGAAGCACTCGTAAATAGTTTAAAAGGAAAACCTTTTCCAATAAGTCCTCATTTTATTCAAAATCAATATCTATTAAGAAAAGCACCACAAAACTTTTGCTATGTGGAGGAATCATTATGATAGTTAAAATGAAATCTTATTATCTTAAAAAAGATATAAAACCAGAAGAACTCATCAAATATGGTTTTGCTCAATGTGGGGATAATTATAGCAAAGCATTAAAAGATTTAGGTTGTGATGTTCGCTATTATAACGATACACGAAGGATCGTATATGTAGATTATCCTTGGAAAGATGGTAGAGGTCGCAAAGTCAAAGATTATATCAACGATTTAATCAAAGATGGCTTAGTTGAACTAAAAATCAATTATGAATGGTGGGCAATCATCGGTAGATGGCAAAACTATTCTCAAAAAAAGAAAGATCGCATACAAATGAAATTAAATAGATTAAATGAAGGAGAAAATAATGGATGATTTTGAACAATTATCACTATTCGATGAATTTCTAACCGAATATAAAATATCCAAACCAGTTCGTCTTATTTCATTTTTCTCTGGTATTGAAGCACAATATAAAGCACTAAAGTTCTTAGGTGATTGCTTAGATGTTCCAGTTGAATCCTATAAAACTTGCGAGTGGGCTTATAATTCAATTATCGGTTGTAATGCTATTCATAATAGAGACTTTACGGACTATTCCGAAGGCAAAGCAAAAGAAGAAATGCTTGCTAGAATTAACGGAATTAGTGTGGACTATAACAAACCTTTAAGCGAAGAACAGTTAGCTAAGAAACCGTTAAAATGGATAAAAAATGCTTATAATAATTGCATAGCGAATCATAATTTACTAAACATTATGGATGTTCATGGTAAAGATTTAGAAATAGTCGATACCGATAAATATGAATATATCCTAACTTACTCGTTCCCTTGCCAAGATCTTTCATTAGCTGGTCTTCGCAAGGGAATGGATATTTCGCAATCAGAAGGTGGAACTCGTTCAGGTTTACTTTGGGAAGTAGAGAGAATTTTAACAGAATTATCTGAAAAACCACAGGTATTAATTATGGAGAATGTTCCTGCTATCCATTCCGAAAAAGATTATCCTAATTTTGAAAAATGGATGCTTCGTTTGGAGGAATTAGGGTATTGCAATTTCTATACAGACTTAAATGCAAAAGATTTTGGAATACCACAGAACAGAGAGAGAACTTTTATGGTTTCTATTTTAGGCGAAAATTTAAATTATAAATTTCCCAGACCTATTCCAAGAAAATACAATTTAAAAGATTTTTTAGAAGATAAAAATAAGGTAGATAAGAAATATTATTTATCTCAGAAAATGATTAATTATTTAACTGGAATAAATCAAAAAAAATCTAAATTTGATCGTTCATCTCGTTTCGAATCTTCTCTAAAATTAACCAATGAGTCTGGTGTGGCTGGATGTATTACAACTGCTGCTGGACAGAGAGTAACAGACAACTTTATTATTGATGATTTATACGAAAATCGAGAAAAAAGAATTTTCACTGAAGATGCACCAACATTAAGAGCAGAAAGAAATGGTTTAAAAGTCGGAATTGTCGATGACTTTGTAACCAAAAAATACGAAGAATATTTATCAGAAAACGGTGGTCTCGTTCCAGAATTTTTTAATCCATATAATAAAACGGAATTAACCGATTTGGCACCCACTCAAACAGCGCAATCTGGTTCAACTACATCTTCTGCCACTATCCTTATTAAAGAAAATACAGAAGATGGATATCGCATTGCGCATGAAGGAGATGGAATAAATATTTCTAGTCGCATGCATCACCAAAGAGGGAATGTTCAATACGGAATGAGCCAAACCTTAAAAACAACTTGCGAAGTCGGTGTTTGCGAATTTAGTGAAACCGAAGCCAAATTATTTACCGAAGATGGAAATATTCGTAGATATATCGATTCGGAAATAATCGATAAATTTAACGAAGGAGACATGGCAACAACAACATTCCCAAATGGTTACGGTCATGGTCCACGAACCCATAAAGATTTGTCTATTACTTTAAATACGATAGATAGACCAGTAGTAAAGCAAGACTTTAGAATTAGAAAATTAACTCCGAAGGAAGCGATGAGGTTGATGGGTTTCCAAGATATAGATACCGAACATATGTATGAATATGATTTGACAGACAGTGCCATTTTCCATTGTGCAGGTGATTCTATTGTTGTTACTTGTCTGATTGCCATAATTGGTAAGCTATTTGGATTAGAACAAAATCAAATTAAAGAAATTATATACGAATACATTGAGGAAATAAAAAATGAGTAAAAGAAGAAATTTTATTAAAGGAACCGATTTACAAGAAGTTTCAAAATTATCAAAAAAAATTCAAAATTGCATAAAAAATCGAAGAGTAAAATCGTGTAGAGAATGTTTGAGATTTAAGGATTGCTATGGAGAAGAAAAATATGTCTGGTAATAACACTAATAGGCATTATCGCATACTCACTGATGAAGATATAGAAGAACTAATCTTTATGTATAAGACAGGAAAGTTCTATATAAGGGAAATTGCCGAGTGGTTTGGAATATCGAGTTCTGGTGTCCTTTATTGGTTAAAGAAAAAGGGGGTGTTATAAGTTATGAAATTACAAACAAATAATATTTATCTAGGAGATTCATACAAATTAATAAAAGAAATTCCAGATAAAAGTATTGACCTTATCTATACGGATGTACCTTACTTATATCAAATGGGTGGAGGTGGTTCAAGCGATGTCGCAAAACGAATTCGTGCTAATGCGGATCGATTAGCCGAAGCGAAAATCGATAGAGGATTTGATTATAGCATTTTAGAAGAATTTGTTCGTATCCAACCAAAAATAAACACTTTTATTTGGTGCAGTAAACTACAATTATTCGATATCGCTAACTGGTATCTTAACTGGGCAAAAGAAAATAACAGAGAAATTTTTTATGAAATATTAGTATGGGGCAAAAATAATCCAACACCAGCTACAAACAATACATGGTTACCCGATATTGAATATTGTTTATATTTCAGAGAAAGCGGAATAAAACTCAACGATGGTTATGATCACAAGCACAAATTCTATGTTAGTGGATTAAATGTTTTAGACAAAAACAATTACGGACATCCGACATGTAAACCTTTAGAGTTTGTGAGACAGAATATCGCACATGCTTGTCCACCTAACGGAATTGTATTCGATCCTTTTCTTGGTTCTGGAACTACAGCCGTTGCCGCTAAACAACTCGGTTTAAAATATATAGGATTTGAAATCAATGACAAGTATTTCGAAATCGCTAAAGATCGTCTTAGTGGATGGAACCAAAAAGGCGAAATGAATTTATTAGATTTTAGCGAAGAACTTGATGAACAAATCAACGAACAAATAAACGAACAAATCAGCTTATTCGGCGAAGAGGAGGATGATTAATCTCATGATTACTAAACGAAAATACCCAATTCATTCTTCAACAGTTATCGTTTCAGCACGTGTCCCAAAAGAAATAGCAGATAAATTAAATTATTTATGCCTTAAAACCGGACGTTCCAAATCAGATGTTATAATTCAAATTTTAGATGATTATTTAGGAGATATATACAATGAATAAATATATTCAAGCACTCAACGATTTAGACAGTGAAGAACCTAGCGACAGAATTACAGATAGAAAATTACTCCTATCGTGTATTAACCGCCCTTCCTATCGAAAATACAAAACAAAAGTCGGACAACTCAAAAAAATAACTATCGAATATGCTAAATTAAAACATAAATATGCTATGTTATTAGGGGGCAAAAAATGTTAGAAACTTGTCCTTGCAAAGATTGTCAAAAACGAACTTTCGATTGCCACGGTAAGTGTGTAAAATACTTAGCGTGGAAAAAACAAAACGATGCAATCCGCCTAAAAATTCAACAAAAAAAGCATGATAATATAGTAGCATTAGAAACCGAATTAAATCGAAAAATAAAAAAGAAGGTATCCTAGTATCGGATATCTTTTTATAAATAAGTCAAAAAAAATGCTTGACAAAGTTTATTTTAAGAATTAATATATTATCGAAACGAGGCAAAAAAATATGGATGAAAGACAAAAAACTTACGAAAATCTAAAACACAACTTATCCGTTTACGGAAAAACCGCATTAGTCCGAGGAACGGGCTTCGGAAAATCATTTATGCTTGTAAAATTGTGTTCCGAATATAAAAAAGTCTTATTTTTATATCCCGGAAGAAAATTAAAAACAGAAATGATGAAAAATTATTGCATACAAAATAATATCAGTTTAAAAACAATCGATTATAAATCAGATTCAATCGGAAACATTAATTTCATGTCATACATGAAACTTATCCGTTTATCTAATTTCAAATTCGATTACGATTTAATCATCGCAGACGAATGTCACAGAATCGGAGCAACTCGAACTAAAACTGCTTTAAAAAACTTATTAAACAATAATAAAAAATCGCATTTCGTAGCAGCCTCAGCAACCCCCAATCGTATGGATGCTTTCGATGTAATCGATGAATTCTGCGACAGTATCAATGTCTACGAATATACCCTACATAATGCATTTCAAGACGGACTATTACAAAAACCTTATTATGTATTCTGCACTCATAATCCAGTCGATAAAATAAATAACGATGTCAAAAAAGAAATTCAAAAATATTCCGATTTCGATATTAAAACAATCGATAAAAAAATTATCGAAATCGCTAATTTATACAATATCGAAAATATTATTCGTGCGGGAATTTCGGAAATCCGACCTAACGATAATTATTTTAAATTTATTTGTTTTTTTAACGGTTTTTCTCATATCGATAATAAATATAACGAAGTAAAACAGTGGTTTCACCAAGCATTTCCAAAATACAAAATAAATATATTAACTATTACATCACAAAATAAACAAACAACCGAAAATGCAAATAAATTAAACTCATTAAAACCGAAAAAAAATACAATCGATCTCATTTTCTGTGTGGATATGTTAAATATGGGATATCACTTATCTGATTTAACGGGAATTTTTATGTACCGTTGCACACACTCTGATATCGTATATATCCAGCAATTAGGCAGAGCATTATCATCCGGTAGCGACAGACCTTGTATCGTATTCGATATCGTAGATAATATCGACAGACACTCTTTATTCGACACTTACGACAGAGATACCGTTATTTCTATTTCTCAACGAAAAAAACTCGAAGCTATCTCTAACGGAACATATTCTGATACTTATGAAATCAAAACAAATTCTGGAGAAATAATTCGGATTCCAAATAATCAATATTATGATAAAGAAACCGATACAATCCGAGATAAGTGGTGGAGAAATTGCAATGTTATCGAACCTTCCGATTTTATTTCTACTGGTTTCGAAGCAACTTATAAACAATTAATCAAAAAAGTCGTAGCCGAACCGATGCTTCAGCGTTGTAAAATGGCATTCGCTAATCATTTCCGTTTCTGGTGCCACGAAAATAACCTACCTTTCCCAATTTCAGACAAAGAACTCCGCGAAACATACGGATATTCAAAAAACGAATTCAATCAATATTTTTATAATCTCGTAAAACAAAATAAATTCAACTACCCCCTCGGTGATGCCGAACAACTAAAAAAACAGGGACTGGATTTAATCGCTAAAATCTGGAATTTAACATCCGAAAAAATAGTGGAGGTTTTATTATGAATTACCACGACAGAACCGGTGAATCCAAACTCCAGCAGTGTGGTTATATCGCTACAATCATTTCTTATATCAGCTATAAAAATATAACCGTTCAATTCAACGATACAAATAAAACAATCAAACAATGCAAATATCAAAATTTTAAAACAGGGACAGTTAACAATCTTTCTGTGGCTGAGAGATGCAAAAACCATAACCAGAAAAATAACCAAACCTGCAAACAAAATTATATCGGACAAACATTCACTGCGAGCAACGGCCAAAAAATAACAATTATCGAATATATCGATACATACCATGTCACCGTTCAATTCGAAGACGGAACAATCGTTAAAAACCGTTATTACGGAAATATAAAAAACGGTGAAGTAACTAATCCCAATTTCACTTTCGAAAAATATAAAACAAATAACATAATATCTAATCGTGTCGGTTCATCCTTCATCAATAAATACGGAGAAAAAATAACAATTATCGAATATATCAACTATCGTAATATAACCGTTGAAATCGATGACGGAATTAATAAAACAACGAAAAAAACTACCACCAAATTATTCGATACGAAAAAAATTTATTCTAAAAATGCCCTCGCTAAATCAAAAATCGGAGAAACAAAACTAACTACCAACGGAGAAAAAATAACTATCGTTGAATATAAAACAGCAAATAATTTAACAGTGGAATTCGAAGACGGATATCGTAAAAAAACATGCTACAAATTATTCTGTTCGGGATCCGTTAGACATGGTTCAACCCAAGATAATTTACATACCGTATGGAAATCTAGTTCGGGTTTCACTTACGAGGTAATTAAATACGATAATAAACAGCACGTCACTATTCAATTCGAAGACGGAACAATTTTAAATAACCAGAATATGAGTGCTATCCGCCGCGGAATATCTCACCCTAATTTTCAAAAACCTACTGGAAATTATAAAACACTTTTTTTCAAACGAACCTTAAAAACATCCGACAATATCTATTACAACTGTTCTTGTTCTAACTGTGGCTTCACCGGCCTATTAACTGCTAATGATATGATGTCTCACCGTTGCTAACTAACCCGAATTAATTTATATATATTATATTTATATCGATTATAAATAATAATAAAAATATAATAATATAAATAATTCATGGGAAAATGGAAAATTGGCAGAGAATTTTCGACTATATATTTATATATATAAGGAAGAAAAAATTAAAATTGAATTAAAAAATTCCTATTCTTTGCGGATGTATGTATGTATATGTATGTATAAAATAAAGAATATAGGATGAAAATAATTGGAATTAAAAAAACGGAGGAGTTACTTTGTAAAATGAAAAATCTCGTGACTTTTCGAGAAAAACCACTATAATGGTAATCAGTATGAGTAGATTGTTTGCAAAATATAAATTTAATCCAACAGAAACGGAAATAATCGATGTTAACGGAATAGAGTTTGATCCTAACCGTTCATTTTCTATGCGATTTTTGAAAACGAATGATGTTTTTGAATTTCCCGATTTTAATATAAAAATTCCCGAAGTGGATTTAAGGAGAATGATAGCGATAGATAATTATTCAGAAGATGAAAAAAACGAACTTTACTATCATGAGTTATTAACAACAGTCGAACAAAAGGATTTGGATGATGATACTTTTTATATAGTTTCGCTTTTACAGTGGTTTTTCCATATTTCGACTCATACCTTGACTTTAGCAAAACGACAAGCGCATTTAAGAAGGTTGAATAAAACGGATAGTAAGTCTATTAAGTTAAAGCATAGACAGTTTCATTCAAACGGTGGAAGACCTTTCGGGGCAATAACGAATTTAACAGAAACGGATTTGCAAAATATTGAAAATGCAGATGCGATAATAGAAAATTGTATCAAACATAACTGGTTTAATGAGTTTATGGAATTGCATAAATTACTAATTCGTGTTCATAAATGTGATTTATCAATAGCTGGTGTGAAATGGAAATACAGAATTTTAAGAAGTAAAGCTGGTTACGGAAATTACGATTTGAAAGTTTTAGAGGAAATGAATAAAAAGTATGGTATTTTAAGGTGAAAATATTTAATATAGAAATATGGCAAGTATTTTTGATGACTATAAATTAACTGTGGATAAATTCGAAGGGGCGATAGGAACCGGAAGAAACATGTCGCAAATAGCAACGATGTTCCAAAAGACATCTAAGGAAATGGATGAGTGGTGCAACGAGAACTATGGACATGATTTTAAGTATGTTTATGAAGCAGTTAGACAAATGGTGCTAAACGAATATTTTGAAGCAATGAAAGACTTGGGATATAGAGGAAATCCCAGTGCTTTAAATATTATTAACAATGCTATTCAAAGACTGGATAGTGAAAATGTAATCAAGATTGTTTTTGACAATAATAATGTTAAAGAAGAAACCGAAGAGGACAAAGAAGATGATTAAGGAAATTATAAAGGCAGCAAAGTTAGAAAAAAAGGATGGGAAAAGAACGGCACGATTAGCATATAAAAGTCCCGTTGTAACCGAAAAGCAGTTCGTATGCGAACCAGTTTATTTTTACCTCGTGTCTATCGAAGATAAACCGGTCACAAAAGAGCGATTTTTACGGTACGATTCTGACCTAAGATTCACGAAAGGAGCCTACTCGATTCAGTATGTTCCAAAAAACAGTTATCGCAGTCGCAAAAATTTTCCATATTTAATTGGTCAAGATTTGTTACGTCTCCGTGTGTATGTGTCTGGTCCTAGACACTGGGGATGTTTGTGCAAGCGCATTCCGGAACTAGGTTGGTTGCACCGTAACAGCACGCTTAAAGATGAATATTTCGCAATCGCAAAGAAACACCCCGGATTAGTTATAAAGTTCGGTGTGGATTTTTCCAAATATTGTGGAACTATTGAATCCCGTGCCGAAGCGGAAGGAATTGATATTGACCACAAGCCACTGTTCACTTATGCATGGAATAATAGTGTAAAAGAAGAATATAAAGATGTTCCGATTGCCGATTATAAAACCAAAGAAGACTATGCAGATATAATTTTAGAAGAAGAGAACCGTAACAAATCAGAGGAGGACTAAACCGTGCCTAATAAAAACATTACAGTTAAAGAATACATAAGACAGAAGGCATTAGGTCTTCTCGGTTTGATTGATTCCGAAACAGATCCCCGTGTTCGTGAGGATAGACTTACATTTGTTAACGATATTAATGAAATAAAAAAGGATAAATTAAAAGAATATAATGTGTGGTACACGGGCGATGCGGATGAACTATTAAATTTCTATACCCGTGCTACGACAATCGATTATAACACCGATCCGTTATATAACAGAAATAAGAAGAGTTATTTCTGGGCAGTTGCAGCTACAGAGAACGATATTAAGCGAACTCACTCTGGGCAGCCACGCAATATTGTGGACACCCTCGTTAATATTATCGGTATTCCTAAGATATTTATTGGAACTGACGGTTTGGGTAAAATCGATGATAGATTGCAAGAAATTTTGGAAGAGAATAATTTTGCCAGAATGCTTATTCAACGCGCCAGACCATTGACATATGTGGAAGGTTGGGGTGCTTGGAAGATTAACTGGGATTTGGATTTTTCAGATAATCCTATTTTGTTATATTACCGTGCTGATTCGGTTGATTTTATTTTCCGTTCTGGTAAATTAATAGCGATTATTTATAAAGACTATTATCAGGATGAAAAGGGACACAATTATATTTTGTTCGAAACGAGAAGAATTGAAAGAAGAAGTGTTTTAAACGACAGAACTGGATTAAAACAGGTGGTACCGTGCTTAATTATAGAGAAGGAACTGTTCCAGATAAACGGTGACAGTGATGTTTTGAAACCGATGAAACTCACTGATTTACCACAGTTGAAAGATACCAAACCAACATTCATTATTACTAATTTCGATAGATTTTTGGGTTGTCCGAGTATTATTTATGAAGATAATAACGATGATAATTATGGTAGGTCGATATATACAGGGAAGATTGATTTGTTTGATGATTTGGATCAGTGCCACAGTCAGTCAGCTAATACCGTGCGTAGAAGTACAACTCACGAGTATTTTAACACTCAATATTTAGAAAAAGATGAAAAAACTGGTATGCCGATAATGCCACGCGATTTTGATAGAAAATATATCATGTTTAAAGGTGGGCGAAACGGTGATGGAAGTTTCGGAGCTGAAGGTCCCGTGCAGGTTACACAGCCACGCTTGGATTTTATGCAGTACAGTGCTGAGGAAACGAATATTTTGTTGAATATTGTGGCTGGAATTATGTCGCCGGCGACACTCGGAATTGATATCGCTAAAAAAGATAATGCTGAGGCGCAAAGAGAGAAGGAAAAGGTTACGATTTTTACCAGAAATACCACTATTAATGAAGAAACTAAGGAGTGGAAAATTTTAGGAAACGATTTATTAGTTGCTTGGGAATTAATGCATACTGGTAAGATTACATGTCGTAAATACGATATTTCCGTGCAGTACGAAGAATTTGCGGATGTGAGTTTCGAGGCGAAGTTAAATACCGTGCTCGCAGGTTGGCAAGCTGGAATTATGTCGGATGAAACCGCATTACGTTACTTATATGGCGATAAACTCGGAAAGAAAGAATTTGGTAAAGAACTAAGTTGGGTTGAGAAACAACGAGAAAAGTCGGAAAGTGGCGGTATGGCAGATGGTATAGGCGGATTATTCGGTTCCAATCCAGAAGATCAGGGTGCCTACGGAGAGTTGGGTGCGGATAACGAACATAACGAGATGATGGAAAAACCGGAGGTATAATCCGTGCTAAGTAAATCCAGAACGAAATCGCTGCTCTACGGATACGAAATCAGGGCACTCGCTATTATCAGTAACGGGTTGGTTCACAGAACTCCGAAACAGAAAATTTTGAAAATATTAAAAAATGATCTGCAACACACTGGTAAGTATATGCAGTTGGGCAGTTCTGAAATGCTACTGTTATGGAACGATTCGTACAGTAGGTATGTTAGGATATCAAGGAAGACATTTTCATCTCTTAGAAAGGCGAATAAGTACGAAAAAAACGATATTGGGTATGATGATGAGCTGAAGTTAAGGAAAGAAATTGTTTATGAAACGGTTAGAAAAGAGTTTAAACCGTTGGAGAGAATTAAAAACGAAGTAGCGAATCGTTATGAGTTGAAGCGGAAGGATGCTGCGCTAACAGAGCTGTTAAGCACGGGAATATTCTATTTGTGTTCAGCTCATGAAAAGCCTGCTGAAGACCATAGAGAGTGGGAAGGTAAGATATATGTTTCAGAAAATTGGGAAGAACGGTTGGATGCGGATGATGTGAACCGTGCTAAGATTGAAGCATATATAAAGAATCACGACATAAAAACAGTTGAGTGGGTTACTGGCGAACCAGTATATCTCGTAACGAGACCTAATTGTAAGCACTATTTCATTGAAGTGAGTGTCGAAGAGGTGTTGGGACACAGCGCTAAATCACTGTTGAAAAGTCATAATTTGTATATTCCGTATGAAGAGCCGATGAGTTATTCGTATGAACAGTATAAAGATTATTATGAGCGTGATAAAATGTTGAATTATTTGAAAACGATGTTTGATACGGATAAATTAGATCAGGATATTAAGGATACGAGAAAATTGGTGCGGAAGTGGTGGGTCCGTGCTAAATCAGGTAGAGAATAAAAAAAGAAAAACGGATCAGGAATTCCCGGTCCGTTTTTTTCTTGGCGTTGGAGGGTAAAGTTAAGTGAGGTGAGGTAAGGTATAGATTATGTAACGCCAAGTAGAGAATATACGATACTAACCGAAGTTAGTGGATAATGTATTTATCCCATAGTTTAAATCCGAAATTATTAAATCCAGTTTCGTTATAATAATCTAACTGTTTTAATTCGGATTGGTTTTCTTTGATAAACTTGAAGCAACGGTAACATTCGCTGCGAGAAATACCTAGAAAACCTTTGCTTGAACCGCCACCGTTATTGTAATACTCACGAAGAATTAAATCGGTGGGCGTCCATTGATTTTGTTTGTCACATGCAGTAACAGTAATCATGTCTTCACTATATTCGTTATGTTTCATAATAGTGTGAAGTCTATTAAGGAACCATCTTGGAATTTTCATTTTAATTCCCTCTCTTTCTTTACACCATTATATTACAGTATTTTATAAACTATGTCAACAATTATTTTTGATTTTTTTAAAAATTTATCAGGATATAATCCAGCTGCTAAGCACGGGTGAGGCGATAAAAGAAAACCGGATCAGGGCGACCCGGTATTTTTTATTCATCGTATAACTCATAAGTCGGTATTTTTTTATAACCAGCAAAGTTATAGATTTTGATTTCATTTCTTTTGCATCCTACATGCTTAATTAATTCATCTTCGTCACGAACATAATATTCTGTTGCCGGAGAATCGTTATTATAATCGTCTTCAGATTCATAGAATAAATATTGCGAACCAGTATTAAAATAGCACATTTCGATATATTCGATATCTCCGTTAGTTATTTCATCGCTAGCAAAACCATATTGCCAGTCTCTTTGACAACAACCAGACATTCTAAATCTTCTCCAGTTTTTGCCAGTCATTAGTCGTAGTGCTTTTTCCGCGATTTCATCGATTTTCCAATATTCTTCTAATAATATTTTCCATTCGTGGATTTCTTTCATAGAATACTTTTTGCCATTAGATTTAGGGAGATAATAATTGATAAATTGCGATACATTATCCCAGTAGCAGTGGTTAGTGTTTTTGTTAAGCAATAGTTCGTATTCATAAATTGAATCTTCGATTTTTAACAGATTATCAAATTCCTTAATTGTGCTATTGTGGTAGTCGTTGTTTCCATAAATAATCACATTTTTTTCGTATACTTCATCATTCCAACCCAAACGATATTTTCCGTTCTTATCCTTATAGGTATAGAATAGATTATCCTCTTGATATTCAGGATTTACTTGTTTTGCATAATACATAATTTCTTCCTCCTTATGCTACTATTAATATATCATAATACCATATAAAAGTAAAGTGGTTATTTTCAAAAAATGTCGAAGCAGAAAATTCCAGATTAGCACGGGTGAGGAATTTATTGATGTAATTTTGATGTTTCTTGGATGTTCCGTGCTAAGAAATTTTTGTTTGATCAGCGATAAAAAAAGCACCCTTTTTGGGTGCCTTTTAATTCGTTTTGGTTTAGAGTGTTTCAACTTTTAACATGCCGACAAGTTTATCATAGGTTTTCTTTTTGAGATAGATTTCTCTACCATTTTTAAAGTGAACTTGATAGATACTATCATTTTCTCTTGTTTCCACCAAATTGCCATTGTCATCAAACAATTCGGTAGGTGCTTGTTTCTTTTCGGTTAACCCATCAATGTCTTCGACAACGATTAAGCATTCCACTAATTCACCATTACGATTTAAACGATTTAATTTCAACATAATTTTTTCCTCCTTGTTATGTTTTATAAGGTTCGTTCTTTTACCTTACGAGTATATATTAACACCATATAATTATAATGTCAACAATTTTTTTAAACTTTTTTTATTTTATTTTTGCAACTTGCCTTTTAAATTTACGATTGTTTTATAGCACGGGAGAGAACAGAAAAGAAAAGTGGGATTTGTTTCCCACTTAATTATTCTTTCCACAACTGATTGTCATAAACAAAATCTACTATATCGCTTATGTAATTCATGTTCAATTTTCGATTGAGAATTAACGGATATGCATCTTCCAAACTATCCATAAAATAATAAATAGACATACCTTGTGGCGAACTTTTGTCGTAAGCATCGTTTAACATTTCAGCCATTTTTAACATATTGTATTTGTTTTTTTTGGCGAAATGTCTTAGGTTCTCGTAATAACCATTCTCTTCGATAATTGCTAGAAATAAGTTTAATTGTGCCTTGCTTTGTAAAGTCATTTTGTTTTCCTCCTAACCTTGTATAAATATTATAACACCATATAAGAAAAATGCAACAATAAATTTTTCCAGAAGTTTTAGCACGGTTAGATATAGAAAATAAAAAACGGATCATATTATTATAATCCGTTTTTATTGATATCGTTTCTAATAAGACCTTTAATATAATTGCTTTTATCTTTAACACTATCTAATTTTTCAATGATATCAGCATCTTCTCTAATTCGACATTTAAAGTTGGTGCTTCTATAATTTTTCTTTTGATATTTAGTGATATAAGCCTTCTTCCTTTGAAAATATTCTGGTGTAGGCATTTGCTTTCCCTTCCTTTCTTAGTTTGTATTATAGTCTAGGTGGTATTAAAAGTCAAGCGATGAAATTTTTCAGCTGCTTCAGGATTGATGAGCACGGTTATGATCATAAAATAAAAGGGCAATTTTCTTGCCCTCGTATTTTTAGTTTTCTCTAAATTCAATTTCGAATTCAGAATAACCTTTTTCGATTAAACCTTTAATTTCCCATTGTTCGTTATCAACCACTTCTAATAAATCGTTGAACCAAATACCGCATTTATCAGAATTAACACCATAATATGCACCTCCACTATGTGAAGCGCTACAAGTTAATAGTGGAAGTGGATTTACACACATATAATATTCTTCATTTTTCCATTGTTCCAACCATTTATTAGCATTGTAAAACTTATCACAATTTATATAAACCTTCTTTGTGTGATTAACTAATAAACATTTAAACAAGCGTCTGCTCGTGTGAATCGAACCTTTGATTAGTTTTGTTTTGTCGTTCCAAACCAAGTCGCCAATAGTTCTTACGGTTTCTTTATCACAATTGATTTGAGAATAATCATCTTCGTTGTAATAATCACCAACCCAACAAACATTACATTTTTGATAATAGAGTTCGTTAACAACTTGTCCGACATAGCGATTTCCGAAATAACTATGTTCCATTAGTTTTAATCCTTCCCATTCACCATCGATACGATTGTCAAAAACTTTGATTTTTTTACCATTCTTTATATATGGTTTATAATATTGCCCCATTTTATATACCTCCTTTGAGACAGTTATATAATAACACCATATAATTATATAATGCAAGTATTTTTAAAAAAAATTTCAAACCGAATGTTTTAGTTTTGAGCACGGTAGGGATTGTAAAAAAAGAAGCGGATCATTGTCCGCTATTTTTTAATTCGGTCATAAACCTTTCGTAATTGTTTTTGTATCCAACCAAACTATATTTGTACTGTTCCAACAAATTGATTAATTGCCTTTTCGTTCCAAACCGAATGTTGTCTTCTTGTGTCTTCTTGTGATGCGATTGAACGACATAGAGTTTTCTACCAGCGAATTGTTTTTCACTGTCATAGACAAACACTATACATTGAACTGTTTCAAAGCACAAAATCTCTTTCATTATTCTAGTCTCCTTAAACTAATTTCAATGTGGCAGTAGTGAGACATATATTCATCTTTTTCCCAAATGCTATAACACATATCGCCAAGTCGAGTTTCTTCAATATCGTAATCTTTAAAGTCTTTTTTGACATCTTCAACTTCTTTTTCGAAACGTTTTATTGCATCTTCGACATTTTTATAAACACCAATAACCTTATTATCACAATCTCCTGTATCGGTATTTTCATAATTGCTTGTAAGTACATAAACTAACATATTATTTTCTCCTTTTCCTTACTTGTCTATATAATAACACCATATAAGATAAATGTCAACACCTTTTTATCCGAAAAAATTTAATCCAGAAACAGGTCGTGTAGCACGGGGTATAATAAAATAAAAAAAGTTGGGAATTACCCAACCTTATTGCAGTTCGTTTTCGTAAGCATTAACTCTTATATCAATAGTTTTAGTTTCGTTATTGATAGTGATTTCTTTAATAACCAAGTCGCCATACTTATTAAGCCAATTACGCCACTCGCCATAACCATTTAATGTTTTTTCTTCGGATATTAATTTATTATCATAACTAATAATTCTTAACATATCTTCGGTAAATAAATTAACAATTTCTTTTAAGCAAACCATACTTATTCTCCTATTACCATATCACTCAAATCTACAAAAATATGTTTCCACATTTTTACATTGCGAATAAACCATTCGTTTTTAGCAATTCTAGGCAACAAATTATCCATTGCTGATATTTTTGCTTGCCTATCACTATTTGCTTCAACAGTAGTCCAATAATCGTTAGTTATTGCCCAATTGTCGCCTTTGTAATTAATTTCGGTATATTTTTTTATTCCTATTTTGTATTTCATAATACTTACTCCTTACGATATATATATTAACACCATATACAATGAATATCAACACTTATTTCGTTTTTTTAAAATTTTGATCAGGAACTGTTTTGGCACGGTGGGATACAGAAAATAAAAACTCGCCTTGAGTTTTAGTGGCGAGTTCTATTAGTCTCTTTTTATTTCTAAACCATTCATTATAAAATTCAACTTATTGATGTCCTCTTGATTGTGTAAATCTAAATCTGGTTCATAACACCCAATAATGTCATCCTTATCGGAATAATGTATTTTTAGGCGATTATGTTCGAAAGTAGCCATTTCGATTTCCTCATCTTCATCAAAGTCAAACACCATATATAATCTATTTATTTGGTTTTTATCTAGTTCCATACTCCACATTCCTTTCTACATAAATATATTATAACACCATATAAATAATGTCAAATGTTTTTGTCGCAAAAATTATCCTGATGTTTCTGGAAGCAGAAGCACGGACGGAACATCAAATAAAAAAGCAGCATATAACCGCTACCTTTTTATCTGTAATTACTGTAGTCTGCATGCAATTCAGAACAACCAGAATTGATTACATGTCCACCAACAGTCGTTATTGTTGCATTTCCCTCTACCAACTTAATCGGCATAAAATCGTTAATTGAACTTACACCATCAAATAAGCATAAAATTGAGAATATTGCACCATCAATTCTGTCTTTCGCAGTTTCGATATCTGGAGCATTAATGTTTGCCCAATAATCTCTAATTTCTACCATTGCTTTTAATAATTCTGTTCTGTTCATATGTTTTACCTCTTTTCTTAATTATATTATAATACCATATACATAAATTATCAAGAGGTTTATATAAATTTAACCGCTGTAATTTTGTGCACGGGGCAGAGGCGAGATAATGAGCAACGATCAGAAAACTGTAGTTTGGCATTGAGTCGGAAAAACGAGAAATTTAGATGCTGAATTTATTGATGCTTCGTGCACGGTTATTAGAAGGAAATAAAAAGGTAATCTTTCGACTACCCTTTGATTTCAACAGTATCTTGATTCGGATAAATCCATATGCCACCCCAAGTGCCACCCCATCTAATTTCGCCATAAGGATCGGTTTCGATTTTGAGTATCGTTCCTTCTATTCCTTCGTAATTCGAATTGTAGGGTTCATCAAACAAGTGAATAATTTTGATTTTATCTCCAACTTTAGCCATTGTGATATTCCTCCAATTTTTTATGGTATTCCAACAATTGATAACAAACATCTAATTGCCATTTTTTACTTATGTCTGGCATTTTGTCAAATTCCATTGGATAACCATCGAGTTTGAATTTGAACTTTTCATTGTATTCCTTGATTTGAGTTATCTTATGTCCATCTTCAATGGCAGTATCTACAAACCAAGCGAATTTTTTATGTCCAACCCATTTGTCATGTATTTCTTCAATCGTTCTATTCTTCATGATATGTTGCCCTTTCTAATTTGTAGTCTTCATTACAAGCCAAGAAATATCTTAATTCTTCTTCGTTATCGAATTGGTGAAATTCTTTCTCACCTTTGTCATTAACGATAATAGCACTAACCCAACTATTCATAGTCTTTTCTCCTTTTCTTAATATAATTATATCATAATACCATATAAAGTCAAGTAAAATTGTAAACTTTTTTAGAAGAATTTTTCCAAATCAGGATGAAGGTTTTTGCACGGTAGAAGGGTTAGAAAAAATCCGGGATATCTCACCCGGACTTTTCGATTTCTAATCGTGGCAGTCAATGAATGCTATCACACCATCGAACTTCTTATTGTCGATTTCATCAAGCAACTTATTGAACTTCTCTAGGTTAACTTCGCCACTATTCCAATCATCACTTTTTAGATAAATACGAGATTTGGTAGCAACCGCATAAATCATGTCTCTTGGGAGTTTTTCGGTTAAGTCGTTGATTTGAGCGACTGCGAACTCTCCTTCAACTATTGGGGCATTGTCGTTGCTCCAACCCCTTTCGCAGTGGAACCCTTTCTTGGCTTTTAGTGGATCACACCAACGACCACCAATTTGGAACCAGTCGCACCAATATTGATACTTTGGCTTTGTTTCGCCACAACAGTTGCAGAACCTTTCGCAAAATTGGTTTTCGATTTCTTGTGAAGATAAATCTTCAAGTTTCTCACCTTTGAGAATAAATAGTGTAGTGAAATGCATATTACTTCCTCCATTTCTTACCTTAATTATATCATACTACAATATATAGTCAAGTATTTTAGTAAACTTTTTCAAACTTTTTTGTTGAAGCCAAGATACGACTGATCCGCCCCTCACCGTGCAAGTAGCTGACGTAAAAGAAAAGGGCGAATCGCTTCGCCCCTTCAAATTATCGTTCGTTGTTCGCTTCAACTAATTTATGCAATGTTCCAAAACATAAGACTGCTATTGCTTTTGGTTTTAAGACAACTTCTACAATTCCAATGTCGTTTCCGTTTTTGTCTGTCTTGTTTGTTTTCAAAACGACATCTTGGGAAGTTAAATTTTTGATGTAAACATAATCACTGAACCAATTATCGAAGTAATCTTTTGTGAAGTCGAGAGTATCTAAACTTCTTTCATAAGTTAGTGTTTCGCGGTCGTTATAATGATGGTGATCTTTGTTGAATTTCGCAACTTCGAATTGGTAAGTAGCAACGTCATAAACTCTCTTTAATGCGTTGATAACTGTTCTACCATGTCCAGCCCATTTTTTAGTAGGCATGTACATATCTCCGTTAAATTCAATAGAAGTCATAACCTTTGACTTCATGATAATTGCTATTTGTCCTCTTGTCATATTCAATACCTCCTTTGGACAATTATATATTACTACAATATAAGGAATAAGTCAAGCGATTTAATATACTTTCTTCAAAAATTTTTCGAGCTGCGAAACCAGGGATCAGACTGGTTTCTAGCACGGACTGGATACGCAAAATAAAACGGTCAGGATTTCTCCCAACCGTTATTTTTTTACCAAGCTTCTTTCCACAAACAGTGGTCGTTTACGTAATTCACAATATCGTTAATATCATGAAAGCCTTTAATGCCTTTATCCATTAGTAAGTCTTCCAAACTATCCATATAAAGGTAAGGCGACATTCCATCTGGTGCATCTTCGTATTCATTATTTAACATTGATGCCATATCAGCAAAATTGTATCCGCGTTTTTTCATGAAGTATCTCAACTTCTCATAATAACCATTGTTAGTGATGATAGCCAAGAATAAATTTAACCAAGCGACAGTTTCGTTATCCATAGTTATTTCTCCCAAGGTGTATTAAGCCATTTGACTAAATCTCTGGAATTATCACATTCGAACAGTGGCTCTTCAAAGAAAGTTGTATAACCGTTTTCAGTAGGCTTTCTACCATAGACACTGTATTTGTGTTTGTTCCAACAACAGTCGATTTGGATTGTGAACATAACATCGCCAGTCTTTAATAAGGCAAAACGGAAGTCGTCATAAAGTGGTCCATTTAAAGGACAATTGTTTTTAAACCAGACATACCAATTATCCAAGTCAACTTTCCCACCATCTTTGACTTGTTTTACAATCCTACCCATACGATAGGTTTTGTTGCGCAATGATTCAGTTTTGCAAAACCAATCATACCAACCAGCATCAACTTGTGTTTTGAAGTCGTTGCTTTGAAACTCGTTATTAAGGAAGCGAGTAATCCATTCTCTTACAGAAGTTTCCTTCATATTGAACTTCCTCCATTTCTATCTATATATTACCACTATATATATTTTATGTCAAACAAATTAGTAAACTTTTTCAAATCTGGAATTTTAGATGCAGATTGAGGCATCATTGCACGGTGCGGTCAGAAGCGATGATGAAAAAAACAGCGGATTCAACCCACTGCTTCTAAATTTGACTTTCTTTAACAGTCTATACCATTAATCATTAGTTGATATTGGCTTGGCTTAACCCTACCATTGTCAACATAAATTTGTAATGCTTTGCGTATATCCTTTAAGGAATTAAACTGTATGCCTTTGAATAATGGTGTGCAATACCAATACCCATTACAGTTATCCTTCTCTATGGTTTGGTTTTCCCATTCATAATCAGCACTAACACCTCTCAACGAATTAGTAGTCTTTTGCAATTTAACCATTAGGTTTTCCTCCATTTCTAAATAAATATTATTACCATACACCAAATAAGTCAAGTGAATAATTTGACTATTCTGCTGAAGTGGATCAGGATAATCAAGATTGTTAGCACGGGGTAGATGCTCAGACAGTTGTTTCCGACATAAAAAAAGAAGTGGTCTTCCAACCACTCCTTCTTATAACCAATAACAATTTAATATTCATCTGGAAATAGAATTGTCGTAGCGCTCCTATCCCATTCGGTAATGATGTAAATGTGTTCACCATTTTTATAAGTATATTTGCTAAACAATCTATCATCACCATTTTGCAAAGCATGTTCATTTAAATCCTTGTCCTCATCGCATAAATCTCCCCAATCACCATCACAATGTCTTGCCAATGATTTAGCAACGAATTTGGAAAAATTTGTATCGTTTTTTATTTTTTCTTTAATACCACAAGTGATGTAAGTATTACCAATGTTAAATTTCATATTGCTTTCCTACCTTTCATGTCTATATTATAATACCATTTATTAACAAAGTCAAGTATTTATTTTTACCAGAACAGTTGCTCTCGCTCACTTTTTTAGCACGGTTCGAACCAGAAAGAAAAAAGAGAACCTAATTATGGTTCTCCTAATAAATGTAGAAATATAAGTAGTTTTTGTTTTTGTGGTACAATTCGCAGTGATAGACAAACCCATTCATTAAAACTTTTACCATTGTTCCTTTTTTAATTTTAGTTTCAACGATTTGAGTTGGGACTTTAAATGTATTTGAAATAGTACCATTAACATTCTCGCAACAACCATTTGGTATTTCGATAAGTTCTAACATTTTCCTTACCACCTTTCTTTATATATATTATAACACCATACATATTAACAGTCAACAGTTTGTGCAAAAAAACAACAACGTTTTTTATGGCACGGAATATGATGAAAATAAAAAAGAGAGTTTTGGAACTCTCTAATTCGTTATTTCCCTAAACTTATTAGGTTTTCTAGTTTTACTCTAAACACAATTCTCGCACCATTATTGCTATTTGGAATATCGTTTTCATAGGTTGCTTTATCGACTTCTACACCATTGATTTTATAGGTAGAATGTGTTTTTGCTTTAGTAGTTGCCATTTGAACTAATAAGTTTCCGTTTTTGCTTTGGTATAACACATTTGGAATAATTTGACTTTCACCATTGTTAACACCTTTTACGACAACACCTTTGATATTTCCGTATTTTACGAAACGGACAACACCATTTGAGATTTTCTCGTATTTTTTACCATTGACATATTTTTCGCTTTTCCAAGTCGCTTTTTGGAATGTCCCTTTTTTCATTTCACTTAATTTGATTGCCAATTCATTTACCAACATTTTTTTGTCTCCTTTTATCTAAGTGCTTATATTATAACACCATATACAAACCATTGCAATACCTAAAAACAAAAAAATATATTTTTATAAGGATTTATGTGAACTGCTTCCAGAGACTGTTCGTTAAGCACGGAACGAAACGATTGCATCATGTTCGTCTTGATTGTATAAAAAAACACACAACACCCCCTACCCTACTAGGCGGTATATGTGTCAGTTTTTTGAGAGGGGGGTGGGGTTATAAATTGTCCCCCACCTAACTACCCCAATTCTGGTAATAACACCATACATTATAACGGTAAAACTTCGATTATATGCCCTTGTCGTTGTAGTAATTTAAGTACATAGTCGTTTTTTATGTAATTATTACATCTTTGTTCGGTTTTGAATTCCAAAGCTAAGGCGATATCATCCGTAATATTTCCACCCTCGCAAAGATATTTGTTTCTATCTATTACAATTATGCAAGGTCTAGCACTGTTCTGATCAACAAAAAAGTTTTCAATAGGCAAAAATTCTTCTGGGATTGGGTAAACCGTTAAAAGTCGTTTTAAAACAGTATCAAAAATAAATATTTTATCTTCATACACACGAACAGTATAAGAATACCCATCGATTGATTTGGTTTTTAAATATTCGTATAGTTCTCCCGTAAATTTTCTAATTTTATGTCCGTATTTAAAAGCATTTTGCGAAACTTCTAAATAATCTTTTTCGGCAACATCGGTTCTTTCCTTAAATCTTTGCTTTGCATGTTTTGTTACTGGTCTTGAATAAATTGTAAAAGCAGAGTTACGCTTCGAATAATTCATTTTCCTGTTCCTCCTGTTCTTGAAAGTTCAATTCATCGGTAATTATTTCGTTTAAACTCGCTAGTTCGTAATCTGTTCGAATGTAAAAGGGTTTGAATGGCACGATGAAACTATCGATTAAATTCATTCCGTCATAAACACGAACAGAAACGAAGCGGAAATGTGTGCTCCATAACAAAGTATTTGTCGCATCTGTAGTTTCGATTTTGTTTTCAATGATTTTAAAAAAGTATTGAAAATTGTTATCGATTTTTACACACGAATTGATTATCGATTGTTGTTTGGGTGTGAGTTCTTCGTAAGTTAGATAGTTTTTCATGTTCATATCCATATTATAAATATTTATTTTAAATAAAATCAAGTATTTTATTTAATTTGTTGAAAAAGTTAATTTGGATTATTTAAATCCTATATTTTATATTTTTATATGTATGTATGTATATATGTATGCGAAGAATAGGAAAAAATTAATTGAAATTAAGATTTTTGTGGTGTTATATTTCATATAAAAAAATTTTTTTGTAAAATGTATTTTATTATTTGTTGATTGCGTTTATAATTAAAGCAAGGTATTGGTGACTTACACCAAGTTTGCATATGATAATTTATATGCGCTAACTCTAAATCCAGTGAGGTAAAGAAATGGAAAAAACCGAAATTTTAGAAGGGAAAAAGATTGACGACAATCTCGAAGATACTTCTGCTTCCGAAGAAGTCGAAAAAGAAAAAACCGAAACTGAAATTCCGAATTTAGCAACAGCTCCAAAGCCAACAGAAGAAGAAGTAGATAATGCTAATTTAGCTGTTGAACCTACGAATGAAGTTGTTTCTGAAAATGAAGAAATGAAAGTTGAAGGTCAAGAAAGCGAATCGGCTCCTATCGAAAATGTCGAAAAGGTAGAAGAAAACGGTGTTACTGAAATGCCTGCTACGAAATCTTTTACTCAAAGCCAAGTAAACGAAATGGTTGGAAGTACTAGAACCGAAACAAGGGAAAAGACCTTCCGTTATATCTATGATCGTTATGGTGTAAAAGATGAAGCAGAATTAGATGAACTCGTTGGAAATGCCCAAGCACTTGATAGTTTTAAAGAGAAGTATGAAACAGAAAAAGCCGATTGGAAAAAAACTAATTCAGAAAGAGACGCAGAACTTCAAAGTGTGAAAGAACAAGTCGCTTTATTACAGAGTGGTATTGACAAAAACCGCTTCGATGATGCCAAATTTATTTTAAAAGGCAAAGGATTAGAAGTTTCCCTTGAAAATATTGAAAATGAATTATCATCTCACCCAGAATGGAAAACAAAAAAAGAAGTCGAAACCGATGGAAAATTTGTTAAAATGGGAGAGGCGAAAGATGTCGATACAAATTTAACCGAACCAGATAGTAAAATAACTGTGTTAGGTAATGAAAGTGCGCCAAACAAGTCTGAAAGTTCCGAAGAAGATTTTGTTATGAATCGCATGTTTAAAGTTTAAGGGAAGGTAGATTGTAATGGATAGTGAAGAAATTAAATCATTAATCGAACAGTTAAAAGCCCAAGGGTTAAGCGAAGAAGAAATTATGGATAGTTTCTATCAAACCTTTGAACAAGGAAAAATGGATAGAAAAGACCTTGAAACTCTTGCCGAAGCAATGGGTTACGAATTAACCGATGATTTCAAAAACGATTCAGCCCCAGATCCAATCGAAGAAAAAGATGTCGGAGGCATGTCTAAAGAAGAATTAGAAGATGCCAGAACCATCGAACCCGGAGAAAGCAAGGAAGAATTCAAAGAAGAATTAGAAGGTGCTTCCGAAGGATTAGATGAAGAAAAAGATGTCGAAGCCGAAGAAGAAGAAAAAGAAAAATCTGAATCTGAAGACGAAAAATTCGATGATGAAGAATGGGCGAAGGCGCAAAAAATGTTCAAAATTTAACCGAAAGAATGTTGTAAGTAAAATAAGTAACCTGCCAAATTTTTAAAGAAAGAGGATTTACTTATTTTATGGCAAATGCTATTGAATTAATTACCAAGTACAGCACTAAAGCTTGGGATAAAGTTTATAAAGCAGAATCTCGTTCTGCTATTCTCGATGGTGAGAAAGATTTATTAAAATTTGTAGGTGCAAAAACAGTTAAAATTGCTAAACCAAATGTTTCTGGTTTAAGTGATTACAAACGTCCAAACGCTCCACAAGAAGGTGTGTTCGGTGGTGATGGACACGATACTTCCATGAGTGCCAATGCTGGTTATGGTTATCAACAAGGCGATCTTTCTGTCGGATGGGAAACCTTCACAATCGCTTGTGACCGTGGTGTTCAACTCCGTATCGAATTATTCGATGATGAAGAAACCGATGGTATTGCAGTTGCTTATGCGACAACCGAAGTTAGCAGAACTCAAGTTATTCCAGAAGTCGATGCCTATGTGTTCTCAAAATTAGTTGAAAATGCTTTAACCGTTAGAACAGTTGATATTCAATTAGGTACCGCTTTAGGAATTACTGGTGCAAAACAACCAATTTATGAATTAAATGCCGGTTTCTTAGCATTAGCAGAACAAGAAGTTCCAGAAGAAGATCAAGTTATCTTTGCTTCTAACTCCTTCTACAATATGTTAAGAAATACTCCAGAATTGGTTAAAACTCTTCGTCAAGATGAATACACCAAAGATGTGAAATTCACAATCGGCGAATATGAAGGTAGACCAATTATTCCAGTTCCACAAAATCGTTTCAGAACTTTAATCAACTTATTACAAGGTGGTTATGGTTGGAGTGCTAATTCCAAAAACATTAACTTTATTATCTGTTCTAAAAAAGCAGTTTATCATGTTGTTAAATATGATAAAGTCAGAGTTTTCAACCCCGGTGTTGTCCAAGACTTCGATGGTTATAAAGTAAATGTTCGTATTTATCACGATGTTTTCGTTCCAGATAGAAAGAAAGCAGCTATCTATGCTTGTGTTTCCGAAACACCATATAATGTTGCAGTTTCTTCTGAAAGAACATTAACTTACACATTCGCTAATAACACAATCACAAGTGTTGATATCAAACCTGCCGGTGATTTAGTGAGAGCCTTATATGTGTCTCAATCCGACTTAGCAATCGGTACTGCGGTTTCAGCCGATGCTGCAAGTGCTACAGAAAAAGGATTTATCGGTGTTGGTGTAGCAATTAGTGGTTTAGATGCCGATCCATATCATCTCTACGGTGTAGATAACGGTATGATTGTTGCTAAAGCAGCCGAAACATTCACACTTACCGCTTAGTGGATAGCGTAATTAGTGATAATTAGAGGGTAGATATTGATTCTACTCTCTTTTTTATTGATAAAATATATTGTTAAAATTTCAGTAATTTATTAAAATAAAAATGAATATTAAATAGTGAGGAAATTTTTATATGGCAAAATGGAAAAAAAAGAAAATCGAAGAAACCGAAGGTAGTGGTTTCGGACAATATCAAGAAGGTATAGGTGGTGGTGCTTCTCCTAACGGAACAAGCGATCCGTCTGAACACGGACACGGTAGAAACAGCGATCACAGAAGAGATAACAACGATACAATGCAACCCAGAACCGATGATGGTAAATTCACATATAAATCTGTTAATGGTGAAGAAACAAAATATGAGTCTCGTGGCGAGACTGTTAATCCATTGTTAACAGGTGGTAAGAATGGTATAAAAATTTCTGATGTTGAAAGTCAGTTTTCTACCCAAAGTGGTACCTATTGGAATAAATATAAAGACAAATGGTATCAAAAAGGTAGTGAATATGTTTTAATGAGTCAAGGAAAAGGTCATAAAGCAGATTGGTCAGTTAGAGTTGCTGGTGAAACTATCTGGGATGTTGCCAAAAAGAAATATGACAAAGTTAAAGGCGAATTCACTGGCGAAAGCAAAGTATTTAAAGAAGGCAAAAAAGGTGCGAGAAGTTCCGAAGAAGAATCTGCCAGACAATTGGCACAATCTACTGGTAAAGAACAAGCAGTTATCGAACAATCTACAGGTGGTATTAAAGTGAAACCCGGAACAGTGCAAAACTTCCCACAAAATCCACCAAAAGCACAAAAACCAAGTCAAGGTGCAAGCATTCCACCCAGTGTTGGTGTGCCAAGTTCTTCGCAATTGTCTCATACAAAAGAACAATTAGATGCTGCCAGAGATGTTTTACAACAAAATGGTATTGATACAAGTGGTTATACCGATGAACAACTAGACCAAGTGGTTGATCAATATATAGATTTCGGCGATATCGACACAAACAACAACGATGAAATCGAAGAAGAAAGCAATGCCGCAAAAAAAGTTAAAGAATTAGGTTTTGCCGAATAATTTATGGATAATATAGAAGGAATTACTAAATACCAAACCAAAAAAACTGATAAAAAGGAAAAAGAAAAGCCTTTTTATGATAAAGTTTTAAAAATAATGGGTTTGTCGAGCGAAGAAGTCAAAAAAAATAATTGACAAAGTTTATAAACAAATATAAACTATTAACGAAAGGAGAAAAAATGGATTACACGAATTTTATTAGAACATACTATGTGTGTGCATTACATAATCTAAAAAAATTTAAACATTATTTTGGTAATTTCGTTAATTTAGTTGAAAATTGGAATATTCCTAGCAATTTTCTTCATGAAAGTGAAAATTCGAATGATTTTTTGCCAAATGAAGAATTGAATATTAATGCTCCAACTCAATATTTTTTGGAATATTTAACATATTTAGGAATGTTAATGCCTGATTTAGAAGAAATTTTGTTAAATGAAGATGGAATTAAGCATTTTTATAATCGAATAATGAGTAAAAATTTAGATGATGATACAATTATTGGACAAATAACCACATACATCGCTTTTTGTTGTGAAGTAAAAAAAGAAATGGGAGTATTAGCATAATATGACTAAATCTGGAAATCCGTATCACGATAAAGAAGGTAAATTTACAAGTCCAGAAGGTGTTGGTTCTGGAGGTGGAGTTGAGAAAAAGACTGAAAATGTCATTTCTTACAATTCCGATGAAATTAAACCGAAGCTAAAGATTAAAACAAGCATTGATGTGCAAGAACTAAAGAAAACTTTGGATGATTTCAACCAAACTTCAAATGTTCCAAGACTTTATAGTGCAAGAGACATAGAAGATAATTGTGCACAGTTGTTTTCAAAGAATGTAACCAACCATATTAATGAATTATATGGAAAATCTTCAGATGTAAGTAGTTATCAATTTCATCCAAAAGCAAATCCTCATATGACATTAGAAATTTTTCCAAATGTTTTAGGCAAGTATCGTTATAAAGACAACCATGCTGCTATTGTAGACATCGAAAAATTTAATGAATTACTTTATTCTGGACAATACGAAAAAATTTATCGAGGTATTTCTTCTAGAGGACAAAAAGCCATAGATATTGTTTCTAGTTATGGAAAAATTGATTTGAATAATTTTGATTATTATTGTCCTAATGCTGGAAATTGTTATGGTAGCAATGTTTATAACACGGTGGATAGAAATTATGCAATGTCATATGCCGGTTATGGCAACGGAACATTAATTAATGGTTTATTAGATAATAGAAATTCTTGGCACATGAGATATGATGATGTTATAAGAATTAAAAATTCTATAGATAGTAACAAGGTTTTTACTAATGTACAAGCACAATTAGAAAAAAACGGTTTGGATACGGCGAGAGCACAAAGAATTGCGAAAAGTTTTTCCAACGCTATAAAAAACGATGCTGGTTTGGTTGCTATTTGTATGGGTTTGGATTATTACATTTCTGCAAATCACCAAAGAAATTTGTTTAATTTAAAAAAATGGATTATTAGGGATATAAAATATGGAAATTAATTATGATATTATCGCAAAAATATTATTAGGTTTTATTGGGTATGGTGTTTTTTCTGATGATTGCGAAAAAGAAATTATTGATTTTTCCAAAACAAGAGACATGAATGTTTTTTCATTAAAAAGCAGACAAGAAATAAATGGAGTATTTGTTTTAACAATTAGACCAGCATATCAAACACAGACTGGAAAATATATTCCCAATATTTTTATAAAGGAAGAAGACTATAATGACTAAATCTGGAAATCCTTATCATGACAAAGAAGGTAAATTTACTTCCAAAGAAAATCAATCAAATGGAAGTGAAAAAATTTTAAATATTATGGGATTAGATAGTAATTCCGTAAAAACTTTTCATTTTGTCGAAGGAGATATTCAAAGATCTGTGCCTCAAATAAATTCGGATGGTAGCAAAAGAATTTTTGTTAATGATTTGCCCTTAGAACAAAGAATGGCATATATTGAAAAATTAAGAGAAAAAGATATTGCTAAACCATTAGAAAATGGTGGTGAAAAAGATACAATAAAAATTAATTCTCCAGAACGACAAGCAATGAGAGAGCAATTAATCGAAAACGAAATTAAAAAGCAATTAAATGATGGTGAAAAAAAATACGATAGAAAAGCCACGATTATTTTTGGTTTGCCTGCTTCTGGAAAATCGACTTTAGCACAATATTTGAAAAAGCAAGATGGGGCTTTTGAAATTGATAGTGATTTTTTTACTGAGCAAATCCCAGAATTCAAGGAAGATCCAACCACGATTAGTATGGTTCACCACGAAGCTGGATATATGTCTAAAAAAATGATGAACGAAATTGCCGAAAAAGGTGGAAACATGATTATTGGCAAAGTTGGTGGCGGTGCAGATATTGGATATTTAAAATCGTTTCTAGATGATTTAGCCGAAAATGATTATGAAATAGAATTAGTATTAAATGACATTCCATTAGAAGAAGGTATTAGAAGAAATTTACAAAGACATGCAGAAGGAAATCCGAGATTGGTTCCTTCTATTGTTTCCATTGTAGCGGATAGAACTGTTTTTGATAACATTGGAAAATTAATGAATCATCCAGCGGTTATTGGTGGTTCAATTTATTCAAACGATGTTCCGAAAGGTTCTGCCCCCAAATTTATCAGAAAATTAGAAAAGGAGGAAGAATAGTATGATTGAATTATATAAAATGTGGTCAGAATATTCCGAAGAAGAAAGAAAACAACTTCCACCATTAGATCCAGAAAGCATAAAAAACGGCGATTTGAACTATTGTTGGAATGGCAAGTTTTGGGAATATGTTCCATTTAATTAATCAAAATATAAAGAAAGGAGAGTTGCGAAATATGGCTGGAAACCCATATCACGATAAAGAAGGCAAGTTTACAAGTAAGGATAAGCAAGGAACTGCTGAAAAGAAAATAAAAGCATCGGACGAAATTACGGTGAAATTAAAACCCGGTGTTGATTTAAGCAACTTTCCTTTGCCAAAAACCCTAAACAATCAACAAACTTCAACCACTTCAAGCGAAGTTGCTTATGACGGAAAAGTAGATTTGACAAACCCACCAGTTGCACCAACTTCTTTAGAAGATGCTATGAATCAAGGCAATAGAATTCTTGGTAGCAAATCAATTTTTTATAAAAATATGGATTTAGATTTGGCAAATACTTATAATCAAGCATTATTTTATGTTGTTAAAGATTTTCCAGAATTATTTCAAGACAAAACTCTTGTTGGGTATGGCGATTATTACGATTATGATTTCGGAGATGATGTTAGAAAGACCGAAATTGAAATGTGTAAGAAAGTATTAAACAGACCAGAATGGCAAGAGACATTAAACAGATATGGATATTCATTGGATGATGTTTTATCTGACTTTACTTACAATATGCATAATACCAGCAAAAGAGAAAGAATGCGTTCAATTAGTTTTAATTCTGGTGGAGAAAGTATTTGGTTATCTTACAAAGCAACCCCTACACCAGAACACTTTAATCTTACACGTAGAGGGTGGGTTCCCAAGGATAGTGCAATTCACTATGCAAGTTTGGTTCCTCATTCAATTATTAAATTTAACAAAAATTATCGTAACAATGATCAGATAAATAATGATTGGAGATATTCCGTAGCAACAAATTATCATTTTCCTTCAGATGGAAAGCCCATGGCCTTACAAATGGCAACGCATGAATTAGGGCATTTCGTTTTATATAGATTAGGACAATTCATGAGCGATGATGAATGGAAAAATTTCTGGAATTTAACCGATCATTCCAGACAATTATATAATTCTGGGCAAATCAGTGGATATGCCAAAACAAATAGACACGAACAAGTGGCAGAAGCATTTGGCGATTGGTATTGCAGAGGTAACAATGCTACCGTTCACAACAAAAAACTTTTCAATTTTTTAAAGGATATTTATAATAGAATTTATGGAAGAAATAAGTAGATTTATAGATGCACAACATAAATTTATTAAAATTGCCAAAAAAGAATTAAGGAAAGGCAAAAAACAAAGTCATTGGATTTGGTTTGTTTTTCCTCAACTCAAAGGGTTAGGAACTAGTATTATTTCTTTTTATTATGGGTTAGAAGGTTCTGCAGAAACAAAACAATATTTTGATAATGATTATTTAAGAAAAAATTTAATCGATTGTTTTAAGATTATTTTGAGATATAAAAATTATGAAAAAGTTTTGCTTTGCTTTGGAAGCTTGGATGCAAAGAAAATAAAATCGTGTGCTACATTATTTTATATTGTAACAAAAGAAGAAATTTTTAAAAAAGCATTAGATAAATTTTTTGATGGTTCTCTGGATGAACAAACTATGGTATTATTAGGGATGAGGTAACTCAATGTTAGAAAATTTAATTACTTTAGCAACTTTAGTCTCGAATGCCTCTAAGTTAAAAAGACTTGGAAAAAATTTTTTAAATGTCGGAAAAAGTGTTGGAAATACAATGCAAGGACAAAAAAAGCAAAATTTTAAAGTTGCAAAAAGTCAAAACAAACAACCACAAACGGCTTCTGAATGGCACGAATTACATGACAGACCGAAAAAAACAATTTTGGGAAGAACTAATGCTAAATTATCAAAGTCCAATGTGTTAAATAATTTTCCTGTTGCAAATCCATTGGGAAAAGTCGATGTTAATAAAAGCATAAAACAATTTAGTCGTTCTAAGAACCAAAAACCAAAAAATGTTTATAATTATGAGAACAAAATAAAAAATATCATGGGGGTAAATTAATATGGCAAAATTTATTGAATTTTCAAAAATAAAACAATTAAGAGAAGCCGCTAAAAATGGCGATATGGCTGCCAGAAAAATTTTAGATATGCAAATGAATGGAGAAGATTTTGGCACATCTTTAGAAGATTATTTCAACAAACCAAAAGTAGAAGTTGGTACTACAACAACCACTAGTTCTCTTCCAAAAGAAAAAAGCAACTTAGAAAAGTTTTTAGAATTCAACAATATAACCAAGGATAGTCCTGATTACGAAAGTTTTGTCGAAGATTTCTACAAAGAATTTCCAAATGAAAAACCCCAAGAAAATACATGTTCTAATACTGGAATGCTTGTAACTGAAGAAGATTGCTTCATTACACCATTAATCCGAGAAGAAATCAAAGCAATTAATGATTACAATGAAGCAATTATGAAAGTTATGGAAATGGATGAATTAGGTGATGCCGCTAAAAGAGGTTTAATTGCCAAATTAGAAGAAATAAAGAGAGATGAAATGGAACATTTAGAAGAATTAAAGCGCATGAAAATTGGATTAGATAAAAAAGAAGAAAAGGTGGAAACCAAGGGAGAGATTTTATGATAAGCAATAATTCAAAAGGCAACCCAAATCACGATGAAAACGGTAGGTTTACTAGCAAAGGCAATGGTAATCATGTGGCAAAGCAACAAATTCCAAGTCATAAAATGGGCATCGATAACAACGAAGCAAAACCAAACAAAGTATTGAAACTAATGGGTTTAACTGAAGGTGATTTAGAAGAAAGTGATCAATCTCCAGTGAATAAAATTAATACCACAGAGAGTATCGAAAAAGACGAAGGAAAAGTTAAAAATTCTGAAGATAAGAAGTATAACTATATTCAAATAAATAAAGATGGCTCAGATGGTATTGTTACATTAAATGGTATAACACCGAATTACGGTGCAGGTGAAGGCGGCGAAGATTTTGAAGTCGATGTAGAATTAAGTGATTTAATGGAACTTATGTATGATTACATGACACCAGAAGAACAAGAACATTACGAAAATGAACCTATGACACCCGCTTTCGTGAATGAAATGATAGAAAAATATTTTGAAGTAGCAGATGATAAATATGATGGTGGTGGTTGGTTGTTTCAACAATTTGTGAACCAACATGAATTTGATGATTAGAATATAATAAAACAAACATTAAAATTAAAAGGGAACTATTGCAAAGTTCCTTTTTTTATTTCATAATATAAATGGGTAAGGTATATTTTACTTTACTGCGTTCTTTTCGGGAGACAAAGTGTAATAATTTATGCTTTGTCTTTTAATTTATATAAATATATAATAGAATAAAATAGTGAGGTACATAAATGAAAGTGGTATTAAGCGTAAGGAACACTTCTAAAGTAACAAAGCCGATCAAGGATAGCGTGATTATTTATGATGGCGAAGAATGGTATGTCACAACCAAAGAACAGTTATTCAAAGATTTTCACGATTTGTATTCCAAGTGCAATGAAAAATTGGAAACTTTAGAAAAACAAAATTTAGATTTTAAAAAAGAAATTAGTTCTCAAATCAAAGAAATGGCCGACTTGGTTGAAAAACTGTTAAAATTAAAAGGAGATAATTTATGAAAAAAAGACTTGGTTTGATTATAAGTGGATTAGGGTTATTATCGTTAATTGGTATTAGTTTTGGCTTGAGCATTAAAGCACAAGAAAAAATAGTTAATGAACCAATTATGGTTTTAGCAGAGGAAGAAACTTCAACAGAAGAATTACCTTGTAAGGTGTTAATCAATACTACAAAACATGGTTCTATTGAGGTTGATATTACGGAAGGCAATGTTGGTGATATTTGCACAATCACCGCTAAACACGATTTCCTTTATAAAGTCGAAAGTGTTTCGGTTAATACTGTTGCTTTAATTGAAAGCGAAGAAACTGCTAATAAATTTAGTTTCGCTTTAGTCGAAGGCGATAATGTTATTTCTGCTTCTTTCGTAGTTGATGAAGAACTATGTGGCAAATTAACTCAAATAGTGAAAGAAGCTGGCGAAAAAGATTGGACTAATTTATTTACAGTAGAAAATGTTATCATTTTAGTAAAATGGATTTTGGATGGTGGTATTTTAATCGCTGTGATTCGATATTTTGTGAAAGATAAGAGACTAGAAAAGAAATTAGAAACAAAAGTTGAAGAAACAGTAAAAAACATTATTCCAGAAACAACTAAAACTACCACAGTTGCTACGGTTGAAAAAGTAATTACACCAATGTTCACTGAAATGAAAGCTGATTATGTAGAAATTATGAAAGCATTAAATGTTTATGCTAAATGTATGGCCTTATCACAAGATAGTTCTGCAGATAGCAAGCGTGCTATTTTAGATGAATTATCTGGTTTAAAAATTGGTGATTTAGAAACCATTGGCGAAGTGAAAAAATCAATCGATGAAATGATTGAAAGACACACAAAAGCTTACGAAGAAACTTTAGCTGCCATTAAAGAAATTGTTTCCAAAAACGAAGGAACAGTTCCAGAAGAAGTTGTTGAAGATAGTGAAGATAGAGTAATTTCTGGTCCACAAGCCACGGAGTGATAAAATGAAATTTGAAACGAAAAGAAAAATAAAAAGATTTTTTAGACAAAAATGGAAATGGTTGCTCGGTAGTGCAATATTTCTAACCATTGGATTAGTGATTATGTTAATTGGCATGCACATATCTGGTTGGTCCATAATAGCATGGTTAAAAAGTGGATATGCAATCACATCTATTATATTTATAGTTGGCGGCTTGTTCTTATTATCACTTGCATTTTTGCTAAAAAAACAATTTGACGCATTAAAGTGAGAAAAATCTTATGTTAAAAAAAATTAAAGACATTACTTTTAAAAAATTTGTTAAAGCATTCGCAATAGCTTGGATGGTTGTGTTCATTGTTGTAATGACCATAACTAATGTTGGTATCGATGAACATTTTAACTGGTTAAAATGGTTAGGCTCCGCGATGATTTTATTCGGTATTGCCGTATTCGGTATATTCATCGGAGAATCAATGGGTATCGATGCTCAACGAGAAAAAATTATTAGAGATGATAAAGGAAATATTATCGGTGGTTTGTATCAAAAAAACTTATCTGAATATAATGCGTTTCGGCTATTAGTTGATTCTATTATTATCTATTTTCCATTATTCTACGATTGGCTGGTTCCACAAAGATTAGAAAGCAAGCAAATTAATTTCTTAATCATGAATGATGTAAATCCAAAAAAAGCAAAGAAAATTGTTCAATATTGTAGTTTTGATGACTTGTGGTCATTAAAACAAGGGGCAATTAAAAAAGAAGTAAATGGAAAAGAAATATACATAGACAAATTAAGTGAACACGAAATCGAACCAGTGGAAGAAGTATTGAGAGGAAGTGTTAAATTAGAATTGTCAGGTTGTTCTTATTATATTCAAGCGTTTGCCGAATCTAATCAAAGAGATATTTTAGAAGAAGGCGAAGGATATAAAAAGGCAAAAACATTTAACAAAAGATCCAGTCGTGCTATTAGATTAGTCAGTGGTTTAGTAATTTCATTAGCATTAGGTATTTTAACGGTTAATGATTTTATGAAAGCCGGGCAAGGTCAAGCATGGATGAATTTGGTTACGAGAATAGGAAATCTTGTCACTGCATTATTAAGTGGTTGGTTATCTGGAGTTACCGAAGTCAAAATTGAAGCTAATGCTATCGAAAACAAAACAGATGTACTGAAATTATTCAAATCTGCTTATGACAAACAATTGTTTGAATTATACGATGAAAACGAAATGGCAAAAAAACATTACGAAGAACAAGAAAAAGAAAAGGAACAAAAAATAAAAGAAGCAATAGAAAGTGTCGTGGAAGAAGACGATATTCCTAATAGTCGATTAATAGAAAGGATAAAATAACATGGAAACAAAAAAGGAAAAATCAAGTAAAACCTTTACAGAATGGTATCAAGAACATCCGAAAACAGTTTTTGCCATTCGCTTTATTTTATGGGTTATTTTTTCAGTGGTTCTTCCTTTTGTTTTTATTGCATGGAGATATGGAATTTTTACCTCTTCTTCAACTATTAAATTGTCTGGTTGGGGGATTATCGCTGTAGTTATTGTTATAGTATTTATCATTACTTTAATTAGATATTTATATAAAGGAATGAAATTTAGTATTTGGAAACAAATTATAACCGGTTTTATTTCAATTGTCCTTCCTTTGTTGATTGTTTTATTGATAGTAACAGAAATAGAAGGTCACATAGCATTAGTCAAACAAGCACTAATTTGTGTAATAGTATGTGAATTGATTGGTATTCCATTAGATCCTTTTCCTGCTTGGTTGGAACAAAGAAGAATTGAACAAGGAAAAGAACAAGCGGAAACTTTATCAGAAATATTTTGGAATAATTTTTTCAAGAAAAAAGATGGGAGCGATAAATGATTACGCAACAAGATAAATACTTATTAGCATCTATCATTGTAGAAAATATTTTACAAGATTTTTATGATAAGCATTTAACTGGAAATTTAATGGACAGTATTGTAGTAGAAGAAGTCGATGGTAAAGTAAGAGTGGTTATAAATGCACCGACTTATAACATGTTAGAATATTTTAGAACAAAAACAATCATTCATACTGGACATGGAAGTTATGCTTCTAAATTGGATAGAGAAGGAAGTAGTTTTTTTGCATATAAAGGAGAAACAAGAAAAGGTTCTTATAGAATTTTTCCGGGAAACCATAAAAATTATATAGAAACGGCAATACAAATATCTTTGCAACAATGGAAAAATTTGATGCAAAAGGATATGTCGTTAAAGAAATGGGGAGATGTCGATTATGGCAATGGAACAAATATTTAAGAAAGTTTTAGATTTGGTTACTAGTGAAATACAAGATATTGTTAACAAAGAACCAGAATTATATAGAGGTTATTCTATAGAAATTAGTTCTGAATTAGCATATGCAAAAAAAATAACTTTTACACCAAAAACTATTTATATAGCAATAAAATTTTTAGAAGCAAATGTGTATTTTGAACAAACCAATCTTCCAGTAATTATTGATATTTTAGCAGAACAAAATTCATTTGAAGTTGCTAGAACTTTAATAATGAGTTTTATTGCTACATATAATTTAACAAACGACAAAGAAGGGAATATTTTACAAAGATATGATACTCCCGTTGTTTTAAATAATTTTAACGAAATAGGAAACGGTTTTAGGACTTTGTTTAGTTGCAGAGGTGGTTTTTTAATCTCTTTAAACAACAATCCAATTGTTAATATCGATTATATTTGGGAAACCAAAGAATCGGATGATAAAATAATTTCTCACACTGAATCAATAAAACCCTTGGTTTCAAACTGGCATTTAGCGAATCAACTTGACAGTCAAGGTTTTTTCGAGACAAAAAATCTCACAAATTCTATTGCACAAGTTTTTTCTTTTGTAATCAATTTTGTTGTTTATCAGTTTTCTAATTCACATTTGTTCAATGTAATGTTAGGTATGTTGAATGGAGATGATGATGTCGATGGAGATATCAATTATAATTTTAATGATACTGTTTTTAATATGGTAATTACATTTAAAAATGGAAAAAGTATTAATAAAAACATGAAATTTGTCCGTATGAATGCATCCCAACCTATCGATGGATTGCCTACGGATGAATATTCTTTTACTTGTTGATTATGGCTGACGAGAGAAAAATTGTAATTGAAATAATTGGTTCTGATAGGTCTGGTGCTTCTAAAAGTGCAGATTCTTCTTCTGTGGGCGGAACAAGAAGAGTGTCCACTGTGTCGGATACAGATTATAATGTTGCTAACCAAACAGCAGATTTTATTTATGACAAAATGGTTGCTGTAAAGTTTTTTGCTAAAGACATTGCTAATTTAACTATTAGCACAGGGAAAACTGCTATAGATACTTATTTTGTACTTACAGAATCTTACAAAGCACAACAAACTTCCGCAAATGTTCAAAGTGTGGTTAATCATTTGAGTAGTGGAATGTCTTCGATATCATCTGGTGCGATGTTTGGGAGTGCATTTGGTCCGGTTGGTACCGCTATTGGTGCGGGGGTTGGTGCTGCTATTTGGGCTGGCTCGGAAATTGTCGGTGGTATCACAAAACAATTTGAACAAAAAATGGATTTAGCATCCAGATCATATAGTGTAGAATATAATAGAAATTTAGCTGGTTTAATTGTCGGCGATAGTAGAAATACGGAGAATTAAATATGGAATTAAAAATACAAATACATCAAAACATTTATTCTGCACATTTGGTTCAAGGAGTGCCTATAGGCGAAGAATTTAACGAAAACTTAGATAATGCCAGTATCATTATTTCTAAAGTAAAAAAGATGACATTGGAACCTCTTGATGATGTTATTTTATTTAGCGAAGACCGTACTTTCAAAAAACATATGCTTGTTGGAAACTATAGTGCTACGATGCTAAATCTCACGAGTGGTTTGTTTAAATATACCATTGATATAATAAGCGAAACGAAAGGTTTAGAGAAAATAGTTTTGCCAAATATTGTTTTTAAACAACCTTTGCTAGATTCTTCGAAAAAAACATTATATGAAGTAATTTTACAATACATACAAACTTACACCCCAAAAAGAAAATATAATATAGGTAATCATAAATGGGAATATAGAGATAAATATACATTAACAGATGATGCTTCATTTGTGGAAAAAACCAAAAGTATCTTTTGTCCAGAATTTTGTCTCACAAAGCCAACTTTAAGAGAACTATTAAATTATCTTTTCAGTGTGATTGATTATTTGCCAACAGTAAATGATAATGTTGTCTCTTACATAGATTTGTCTAAACCAACTGCTAGTTTTTCTTTTTCGGAACATGAAAATTATATTTCTTATAGTAAGACTGCCGAAAATTATAGTATGCAATTAATAAAGGACTATGATCAAGGAATTGGCGATAATTCAATTTCTCATTCTATCGAATATATAGGTTTTAGAAATTTTGAAGATCCAACTTTAAAATTAGATAATTTAAGACTTCAAACTCAATTTCCTATTTATTCTATAAATAAAGTATATATGTATCTTTATAAAAAATTGAATATTTATCGTCCTTCTAGTGGTGGAGCAGACGAAAGAACGGTTCCTGTTTTAATAGAATTTGATATTACCGATTTTATCAAAAGTTCAGAAGAAAGAAATCTTTTGGATCCAAACTATGTTCTATCATCTTTTCCCGCAGTGGACAGAAGTAACGATTCTGCAAAAAGAAAAAGCATTGAAGAATTAACAAAATATCAAATCATGACATTGCCTTTTAATCGAGGAAATAGAAATATTGATGGTTGGGGTTTTAAATGGGGATATTTTGATCCAGAAGTGCCAACCGGTACTTTAGGTTGGACAAAAAAAGGCGTTACTTTTTTAGAAAATTTGATTAATTTTATGGGGTATTTATATCCTTACGGAACTAGCGAAAATTCCAATTCAATGCAATCGCATTTGCCTAGTGGATGGTTTATGGATGAAAATGAAAGCATAGTTAAAAATTTATATGACTATGTTGAAACACAAATGTATAGTCCTAGTTTAGATGATAGACAACTAAATGTTCCAGCAACTGTTGTTGATTTGCCCAGAAAATTAAAATCCGTTTTTTTCAAATTTGATTATCAACCAATTTCTTCTGCAAGAGTTAAAATTCACAAGAAAAATGAATTCGTTGAAGAATTTGAAAATGTCGATAATCAATCTAATGGATTAGTTAGTTTAGAAACAGATGGAGAAAATTCTTTATATAAAGCAGCTAGATTAGCAAATGAACTGCTTGAAATAAACGGTAGATATACTGATTTAAATGATATGTTGCCATTAGGAGCAAAGAACTCGGATGGATATATTATTTTCAAACGTTCTTTTTCTATTTATGGGAACGAAATTAGAGCAAATTATGCTGCCACAAAAGATTATATTATTAAAAATTATTTTACTTCTGTTTGGTCTAAAAAAAGAAACACAACTCTTTTGTCAACTGAAAGCAGTTCTATAAGAAACGAAAATGAAACAATATATGTTTTTTTATCACATGATAAGGCATTTTATGACGATATTTCTTTAAATTTTAACAACATTGATACATACGATGCTTTATTCAGTTCTTTTACAGAAAAAGAAAATATATTTATTAATGTGGGTATAATATCCTATAACAATGAAAAATATGTACAAGAAATCAATTCTTTTATTGTAAGTCGCTATATAATGTGTTTTGATTTTCAAATGCAAGGCAATGCTAGTGCGGGCACCTACATTTCCGATTTTTGGCCATTGAGCGATATGATAAAAAATCAAAAAGTCGAAGCAATGGGGTGTTTGCAGTCTAATTATGTGGTGGCTAATTATGAAACTGGATTCACAGATGTGATAACTTTTTCTATAGGGCATATTTCAACAACAACTAATGCATTACAACCTAGTTATGTAACTGATAGCAGTGAAAGTGCCGCTTTAAATTATGTGAACACGGTTTTCAATGATTTAATATTGAAAATGCCTAAATTTAATAATGAATATCAAAGGATTGATTTTGAAATTTCTACAAATAATAATAGATGGAAAAATAATGGTGAAATCATTAATTTTAATTATCAAATAGATTTCTCTAATGTAGACGAAAATATTTATATCGGAAAAGAATTTTTGCCTTTAAACGAAATGATAAGAAGCAAAGAAAAGATATTTGAAACATATTATGAAACAACCGGTCCTTTTAGTATTAATTCTATGTTTTCTGTGATAGATATAACATCTGCAACTATATGGAGTCAAACTTCTAGACCAGTTTTAATTTTAAATATTCCTGATAACATGGTAGAGTCGTTGTCGAATTGGTTTTTAAATGGTGGTTCTGCTCTGCCAATTAATAGCACTTATACATTTAGAGGAACAAATCAAGGCAATGTTAATCCTGTTTTAGACAACAATTTTTCCATAGAAATAAAATTATTGGAAATGACTGATTTCAATAGCACACAAATAAGTTTAAGTTATGAAGCCAAAAGAACAACAAGAGATGGAACTTCTTCAACTAAATCAGGAACATATATTTTTAAAAGATTTGGAACTGGTTCATCTACAGATAATGCAATATTTCAAGAAATAAACGATTATGATAACAGTGCTTCATATGGATGGGCAGCTCTATACGAAGATGATTTGGATTTTTATGGGACAGATATGCAAAATGGAAATCCTAAATTTTTATGGTATGGTGGTGCTACTTTTAGTTATGATAGCGATAGGAATTTTAAAAATTATTTGACTTCTGATATTCTTGTCGCCGGAATTGCTGACTACAATAAACCACATTATAAAAATTGTTATGTTTTTAACAACGATAGTGCATTTGTTTTTGATACTTTTAATAGTACAAGAACTTTTTCTCGAAGCGAACTAGAAAAATTGGGATTTTATGAATCTAATTTAAAGATGAACGAAGCATTTGGGTTGCAAACAGACAATCAAAATCGTCATGTTTTGAGAGTGCGCTCAGAAAATGCGACAACAAAATCAGTATCTTGTTTTTATAAAAATAATAACAATACTTATACATTAATTTTTGCTTCGAATCATACAAAAAATATAATCAGTGGTCAAATCTATAGAGAGAAAAATATTACAAATTTATTTAACGGAACCATTATAATACCGTTGGTACAAGCAGATTCTTATAATACTCAGAATTTAAACATTTTAAAACCAGACAATCTAGTTTGGGATATTTATGGTCCTAGTAGTTTAATAAGCGAGTATGCAGGACGAATATTGTTCGAAGCGGGCAAAGAATATTGTTTCGCTTTTAAATCTGATGGCAATTTATTTTTTGATGATAATTTAATTAAAAACAGACTGGTAATAATCACACCGATTGACAATACTTCTGCAGCAGAAGAAGCTATTTATGATGGAGAAGATTACACAAAAGCTTTTTGGTTATGTAACAAAACTGGTTATTATACAGTTAATGTGTTTTTTACCCCTCAAAGCATAACTTCTCAAATCAATCTTTCTGTCAGTTTCATGTTTTTTGAAACAGATGATACAGAAACAGAACAAGAAATAGATGTATTGTGGAATAACGGAACCATCATTAGAAACATTCCTATCAATGTTTTTTACACCGATTTATATATTTCTGTTTTAACTAATTTGAACAATAGAGTATATGATGACAATAATATGTTGTTAGGAATAAACAAAAATTGGTATGATATGACTCAAGGCGAAAATATTGATAATTCATTTATTGATTTAGCCGATAATAATGAAGGAGATTAATTATGGGATTTGATTTGTTTCAATCGAGAAGAAATTGCAACGAATTTTGCAAATGGTGGAGCAGAGATGAAAGAGATATTCATTTAAGCAATGAGTTAATTGCACGAAGAATTCCTAGTGGAACTTTTATGGCCAAAGAAATTACTCCAGAAGATACACAAGATGTGCAAATAGCTAATACTTTTTCATTCGATAAAACTCTTACTACGATTTATTCTCCAGATGACTTAGGAAATATTAAAAGCAAGGACATTGTTTTGTATCAAGATGATTTTTGGATAGTAGTCAATGTGCAAAAAAGAAAAGCAAAAATGCAACAAACAGAATTTGCAAGAGACAAAAATTGTTCTCATTATTGGTATTTACAATTGAGAAAGTAATTATTTTAATATAAAATAAAAAGCGAGGTAAAAGGTATGTGGGCATATTTTGATGAAAAAGGACAATTAATAACAAGTTTAGAACACGGTAGTGTTGCTAGAGCCGGAACGACAAGTTTCCAAATTTTTGCATTTTTTAAGGATGTCGATATTTTAACAACTTATTCAACGGCAACAATCAAATTAAGAAAACCCGATCTTTATGGAAATGGTTATCCTTTGTTATTGATGAGTCGTGATAGAAAGGTTTTCCATCGTTTGCCCAGCGAAGCTAATACCGATGTTAGTCCTTTTATTCCCGGTCAAGCATATACTGGATATATTTTTGATTTTGCAGATTTTAATACAACCGAAGAAACCGAAGTGCTTTTAGATACTCCGGGGTTATGGGAAGCAACAATTACTTTGGTTGGCGCTAATAGAGAATTGAATGTTCAAGGAGTAATTACATTTAATGTCGCAGAAGGAACATCTAGCGAAGATTCAACAGAGATGAGTATAGATGAAGTTTTAAATCAAATCTATACTTCTATGGGGACAAAACTGGACATTGCGAGTGATTTTTATTTAAGGGTATTAAGTCAAGAACAAATCGATAATATAGATTTCACATCTAGCATGTTTAATATTGGTGATATCATTTTTAATAAAACCGATAAAAAATTTTATCAATTAGACGGAACTCTTCCTTATAATGTCGGATTAATAGAAATTCAATTAGATTTGGGTGATGTGTTAAATGCTTTATCTAACTTATCTTTAAGCGATTCTGGTTATATAAAAGTTGAAAATGGAGAAATTATTTTAAAGGATTTTTCTGACGATTTTGTTCCTTATACTGGTGCCACAAAGAATGTGGTGTTAGGAAAAGATTTAAATTTCTCCGTTGGGGATTTTGACGATACAAAACATCAAGGGGCTATATTAGGAAATGTGGGACTAGGTGTTTTTTCGGATTTAAACAATTCAACAATATATCGTCAAAATGAAATAAGACAAAATGTAAATGGAACGATTTGTACATTAACCATACCAAACGAAAACGGAACCTTAGCAACTAAAGAGTGGACTACACAACAAATTGATAATGTTTTAACAGATTCTTATTCCGTTGTAGATGTTAATGAATATCCAACATTAAATGATTTCTTACAAAATTATACAGGTCGAGAAGGTTTTATCTATTTATACCCAATTGATACAGCCGATCCTAACAGCGGTTATTATCGTTATATCTATGAAAATAATAATTGGTTAAGTTTGGGAACAACAGAAATAGATTTAATTGATTATGCTCGTACCGATGACAACAATATATTTCTATTTCCTCAGTTTTTCTGGGAAGGCATTGCTATAGGAGATAATGGAAACTATCAAGCGGAATTAAACATAAAATTTAGAGATGGCAATCCTCATTTTGTAATCGATGCTTTAGGTGGTCCGTTCTTGGAACTCTATCATGATGAAACAAGCATTGTTGGAACTCTTTATCCGAATCGAGATACTGGAAGCTACAGAGATTTAGGACTTTATGATCATCGTTGGCATAATATTTATTTTGATGGTGTTTTATCGGATGCTACCAATTCTATTTCTGTCGTAAATATTGAAAACAAGCAGAATAAAGTAACCAGTCTAAGTTCAAATAGCAACGATACAGAATATCCTAGTGCAAAAGCAGTCTACGATAACTTAGTTAATGTTAGAGAAGTTGCAGAAGGTAAATGTAAAACATATGTTCTTTCATATCAAGCAACTGCACCAACAACTGATGCACAAGCAAGATTATTGAAAATGCCAGATGGAAATCATTTTGAAAGTTATGGTGATTTCTTGGGTTATGTGGGTGATGATGTTGAAGTTGTTTTTGGAAATCCTTTGTTTGAAAACCAAAATCTATCTTTCGATGCAACAGATTATATGTATATTATTACAGATGACCAAATCGTATATAATTGGAATGATATTTATAATTTTAAAACAGGCGATATTATTTTAGTTGCTGAAACAGTAGATAGTAATGGAGATACTTTACCAGATAGATGGTGGTTTAAAGATAATCTACAATTCATGGCCTTAGAAACCACCAAAGTTAATTTAACTAATTATCCAACCCTAAATGGTTTGAATACTTTCCAAAGTGTTCAAATTTTTAACAACATCGTTCAATTTACAAGTGACGATACCATTATTAGTCATGATGTTTTTCAAAATGCAAATGGTGCATTGACTATCAAAAGAGGTTCTAATAGTGCGATAGACTTATATGATGGTTCTTTATATGTTTATGACAGAGATATTTTGCCTAGAGGCGGAAACACCACAAAGAGTTTGGGTTCTGATGCCGCAAAATGGAAAGATATTTATTTAAGTAATTCCATCGTCTTCGGTTCCAATCAAATTAGTTCAGATAGTGATTCTAATCTCTATTTTGGTGTTTCTTCTGCTTACGATAACATTTTCAATAGTAGGATTTATCCCAATGCAAACGGCAGCTATGATGTAGGTGCTAGTTCTAAAAAATGGAGAAATGTATATATGACTGGCAACATTAAAGGTGCTGCAACAATGACACAAGCGCAATATGATGCACTCGTTAGTGGTGGCACAGTTGATGCCGATACATTCTACTTTATCGAGGAAGAATAATATGTCAATTAAAAAAGGAAATACAACAATAGGTGCAATTTATAAAGGCACTACACAAATAGCGAAAGTCTATAAAGGAACCACATTGTTATTTGAGAATGCAGTTTGGTTGGATTACTACTATAAGAATCTATATCATAGTTTAGTGCCACAAACACTACCAAAGAGTATTTTAAACAACACACCAACCATAGATACAGTTCGCGTTCCTTTTAGTCAATCAACTTTTACAAAGTTAAATGCTTCAACAACTTACACTTTGCAATTTGATGAACTTTTAAATGCCACAACTTATAGATGGTGTTTAAGTTTTTATGACACAAGTGGAAATCTAATAAATAATATTTCAAACTTTACATTTAGTATTGCCCATTATTTTAACGATAATGGACTTTGCCTAACCTCAAATAATATTTCGGTTTCAACTAAATCATTAACAATTACACCTTCTGTTAATTGCTACATATATGTAAACTTTGGTCTAGGGGACACATCTTCATCAACAATTATGAAAAACCCAAAACTCTATTCAAAATCTTTAAATGTCCACAATAAAGCACGAGTTAAAAAGATTTATGGCAATAGCGAAGTTGTAAATCAACTTGTAGCAACGAGCGATGTTAGACCTTTAACAACCACAACAACAAATGGTATTACTTTTACAAACAATAATGATGGAAGTATAACCATTAGTGGAACTGCAACTGCTGATTTTTACCAACCAATCACAAGAGATATACCAATTTCAGTTCAAGGACATAGTTGGCTTATTTTTAGTGAATTGCTTGGCGATAGTAGTAAATATTGGATAAGTGATGGTTGGTCTGGTGCAATAATAAATAATGGAAATGGTGTAATAAGAACAATTAACACCTCTTATGTGATTTTAAGATTTAATATCAAAAGTGGTGTGCAAATTAACCAAACAATACACCCACAACTCGTTAACCTTACTCAACGCTACCCATTTGATACACCTACAACCTTAACCGATAATCGTGTTAGAAAGATACTAGCACAAGGTTATATTCCCTACAATACAGGCAAAATCAAAGATATGGAAATTGGCGAGTTTAGTAGCGAGCCATATAATTTGTTTGATGGGGAATGGGAACAAGGTAGATATGACTTAAATACTGGTTTACCTGCTATTGGTTATGTTGGTTATTATAGAACTAAAAACAAGATAAAAGTTATTGGTGGTAGAACATATACAATAAGTAGAAATGAAAATTGTCTTGGCTATTTATACGAATATGATGAAGATAATAACTTTTTAGGAAATACTTATATATCAACAAATACAACTAATGATTTTGTATTAAAATCAAATACTGCATATATAAATATCTCGTTAGGTTCTTCTTTTGCAACAGAGCCAACAAATGCTTGCATACACATAACAGGCACTCGCACAGGATATTCAAAACACTTAAATCAATTACCAAAAGATTATCAAGAGGTGGAATATATTGAAAGTAGTGGAACGCAATATATAGATACGGGATATAAACCAACAACCGACAATATGGAAGCGGAAATTAAATGTAAGTTGCCAAGCGATACGGGTAGTTTATCTCTATTCGGCGCAAATGCTAATTCATATCCTTATTTTTTAACACCATATACAAATAGTAGTTATGGAACAAGAGTTTTCAAACATTGGATAGGGAATAGTGGTGGTATCTTATCAATAACTTTAAGCGAAATAAGTGTTGTTAAATACAAAATAAATAATGGAACATTGACTTGTAATGTAAACGGAAGCCAAACATCTTCAAGTTATAGTGGCAGTATTCAATGTGGCTATAACATATTCGTATTTTGCAAAAATAATTATGGAACACCAATAGAAAATGGATATGGATATGCCTTATATAGTTTCAAATTATATGACAATAATGTTTTAGTTCGTGATTTCGTTCCTTGCTATCGTAAGAGCGACAATGTTATTGGTTTGTTTGATTTAGTGCAACAAAAGTTCTATTCAAATGCAGGTAGCGGAACTTTCTTAAAAGGTGCTAATGTTCAAAACACAACAAGTTTGCAATTACCTGCCCTTTATAAATCAAGTGGTATCGGCACAAGCAAAGATAGTTGGGAAAACACAAACACAAGCCATATATTCACAAGGAATAATTTTTATGTTGATTTAGGTTTGCAAAATTGGACTTATGAAAATGTTGCTAGTGGAGATAACTACTATACCGATATAATTCCTAATTCAAAAACAAGTTCAAGTGTTTTATGCGAAAAATATGGTAGCAATACAAATGTATCTCCTGCTACATTAAGAAACAATGCTTGGATAAGTGCTAGTGGTAGAATTAACATTACTGCTGATGGATATAGTGGAAACACAAACAACTTCAAAACTGCTATGAGTGGTGTTATCTTGAAATACCCACTCGCCACACCACAAGTCATTACAATACCAAAGAAACATTTAGGAATTGTTAGAATTAGAGATTTGAGTTGGTTTCTATATTCAACAGGTATTTATTTTGCTCAAATATCAAATCTTAAATTGGTTAATGGCGCAAGTTTAGTTGGAAATATAACCACATCAAAATATTTAACAACATCTATTGCTAACTTATTTTCAACAGATAATGTAATTGCTTGTGGAAACAATGAAAGTCAAGTTTATGTAAAAGACACTTCTGTCAACAATACAACCGACTTATTAAATAAATACGGAGATTACTTAATCTTCTACGAAACCGAAAACGAAGTTGCTGATATTACCGACACATTTGATATTGAAGCAGGTGGTAGTGTCAATGGCAATTTATTCAGTTGGGTTAGAAATCAACTTGTTAATAAATCAACTTTAAATTCTAGTGCTAGTAATATTTCGGTTGATACAAACACAGGCAAAGTCGAGTTAGACCTATCAACATTTGTTAAATATGCAAACACACTTACATTGTCTAATGGTAATGAATATATCATTGATTTGGTGCAAGGGCATAAATATCTATTAAGAGGTTTTAAAACCACATCAACCCCCGCAAGTGATAATTCTTGGTGGATACAAGTTAGAAATAATAGTGCAGGTGTTAGTGGTAGATTATATAACGAAAATGAAATCTTTACCGCAAACAATGGTGGTTTATCAACGATATTCATTTATGTTTTGAACAACTATACCGCTAATGACAAAATAGTTGGTTATCCTCAACTCATTGACTTAACAACAGGTTTCGGTGCAGGAAACGAACCAACCGACATCAACGATTATCGCATACAATACATACTTAAATATGGGTATATACTAACGGATATAAGTGGCACATATACAAACGAAACTTGTGATGTATTGCCAAATGTTGATTTTAGTATGAAATGTAAGTAATTATTAGACATATTATTATTAATAATTTATAATTAAAAACGAGAGAGGTATATTTTATGTCAGTTATAGGAAAAAAACCATTTGTAAATAATATTATAGAAAGTCTAAACAACGATCAAGTAATTCAAGTTATTTCGTTAATGAATAATTTAGGAAATACTCCGATTGTTGTTTCATTATTCGGAACGGAAAATTTAATTTCGGATATTCACAAAGGAGTTCATAATGTTATTTTCAAATTAGATGAGACCGGCAATAGAATTGTTACGGGAATTTTGGTTTACACTGATTCGTCTCATTGTGGATTATTTGCTTTTAATTCGACATCGGGAAATTTAAGAGAATTTTCTATAAATCCAATTAATAAAACATATAACGAAATATATGAACATTTAACTGTCGAAGAATTAAGACAAGTATGTGGAGATAAAATATCTGGTGGAGATGGTTCGGGTGATTCTGGTGGTACGAAGTTGTATAGACATTCAGTTAATTTTTATGACACTGAGTTTAATGACTATGGCTCGGTAAAAATTATTTTAACTACACCTACACCTATTGAAAAGAAAGAAGAAGATACTCTTAGTGAGATGTATAATGTTTTATCAGCAATGTACAGTAAAATTAGTGCCTATGGTTATGCGCCTACTTACACAGAAGAAGGTTTCGCAACTGCATCAGGTGATTATGTCTATATCATATTGCCAAATAATGGTACTAAATCTTTTGATTTTTATAGTTCAAATAAATATACTTTTATTAGCGACGTTGTCACCGAATTATAAAGGAGAAAAATTATGCGTTATTATTACAAATCTAAAGATGGAAAGGGTTATCTTTCCTTAAAAACCCCATTATCTGCCGAAGAAGCCAAAGATTACATCGAAATCACTGAAGAACAGTGGAATGCTCACATGGAGTCTATCCAACCCAAAGAACCCACTACGGAAGAATTGGCTAAGCAAGAAAAATTACACACAATCAGTGAAAAGAAAGCATATCTTAGAGACACTGACTATGTTGTCATTAAAATTGCCGAAGCCGAAACCAAAGAAGAAGCCGATGCAATCCGTGAAGAATACGTGGATGTTATTGCTTTAAGAAAACAAGCAAGAGTTGACATCAATCGTTTAGAAAAAGAATTAGAAGATAAATAAAATATGTTTGGAAAACCTCGTTTTGTAACAGTTGATGATTTTAAAAATTATTGGGGCATTGATTTACGAAATGTTCTTCGTTCAAACGATAATGAAAGTAATCAAGCCGACCAATTTTTGGCACGCGTTGAAGATCGTTTGATGAATTGGATTGACAATAATACTTTTAGAAGAATTAAATACGAAGATTTAAAACTTAATCCAAGACAATACGAAAATTGGCAAAAAGCAATTCTTACTCAAGCTATGTACATGTTCAAAAATGGTGATTTGGGTATGGATAGTGGTTACGATAGCGAAAAAGGAATTATTACTACTCGAGGAGATTTGGTTCAACTCGAAGTATGTCAAGCCGCTATTGATTATTTGAGTAATGCTGGTTTGTTTAATTTGGTTGTAAAAAATCGCCCAAGAGTTCTTCGTGGTTATCCAGAATTTACTGGATTTTATCAAGGTAATACCTTGCCACAACCCGAACCGTTACCGTCACCCCCGAGTGGAAATGTTATTGCTGGTATAGGTTATACGGAGGATGATTAGATATGGCAGATAAAAAAATTACATTACATCCGTTAAAATCAGATGGTTCTATAGATACTACAACGAATTTATACCCTAAAACATTAGCAACACAAGTAGAAGGATTAGATTTGTTTATAATTGATCAAGTTAAGAACAAAGTGGATAAAAAAACCACAACAGGAATTTTTGCATATACACATAATGGTGACGTACAAGGAGAGATTGCTATAGTTAAAGCTGCTGTTCCGGGTACTATACCTATTAGGGGTAATAGTGGAAACATCACAGTTGACCAGACACCAGTTAACGAAAACCATGCTACATCAAAAAAATACGTAGACGAATTAGTCGCGGGCATGGCCGCTAGCATTAATGCTGAAAATGGCACTGGAACAAATGCTGTCAGACAAAAGATGGCAAATGCAACGGTCAATTTTGGCGATGATGGTTCTGGAAATCCAAGAAATGCAAATGCTATAGCACTAGATCCAACACTCTCGGCAGTTATTAATACTGGTGCTAGTGGAAATCAGTCCGCTGCTTTTGGCAAAGATACAATGGCTCTTGCGACAGCTTCATTTACTAATGGTAATAAAACTGTTGCTAAAGGCGAAGAAAGCCATGCAGAAGGTTATCAATCAGTAACTTTAGCTGATGGTTCCCATGCCGAGGGCGAAAGAACAACTGCAGCGAGTTCGGTTTCTCATAGTGAAGGTTCAGACACGATTGCAAATGCTAATGCCTCACATGCCGAAGGTGTAAGAAGCCAAACAAAGTCATTTACTGAGGGTGGTGCAAATGGTTCACACGCAGAAGGTGAATCCACTTTAGCAAGTGGTTATGCTTCACACACTGAGGGTTATGGAAGCTATACAGGTGCTATTGAAAATGCACCAACTTATCCTGAAATACCCGATGTTCCGGGAGGCGGAGGCAGTGGAGGTGGTGGAGAAGTAACACAAGTTGGTAATGCCGCCCATGCGGAAGGTAACTATTGTAGAGCAATAGGGACTGGTTCTCATGCGGAAGGATATCGCACAACTACTTTACACGAAGCATCTCATACTGAGGGTGTCGGAACAAAGTCTTCAAATAATGGACAAAGTGTAATGGGTTCATACAATGCAGATAATTCGGATGCAATTGTTATTGTCGGTAAGGGAACTGATGATGAGCATAGAAGCAATGCCTTTGAAGTTTTAGCGGATGGAAGAGCGACTATTGGTCATGATCCTATAAATAATATGGATGTCGCAACAAAAGGTTATGTTGATACAGCAGTTAGTTCCGCTGTAGGAATGAGATTATTCGAACATAAAATACAATGCGAAGTTTATGATATACAAAACACCAGATTTGTCTTTAATTTAACCGTTATAAATACAAGTGCGGCACCTATTACAGGAACTCATAATTTAACCGAATTATATTATGGCATGGGAATTAAACAAACCATTTTATCTCAATATGATGCAGTATTATATGTTTTAGCAGATACAGGTCAAGGAGTAGATGAAATGAAGATTGCTGAATTAGAAGAAAATGGGACTTATTCATTCCATACTGGAGCAATTGATTATCAAGCACAATTCACGGTTATTGGCACAGATACGATTACTCAAATATAAAGAAAAACAAAAGTGGGGCAACTCACTTTTTTTGTATTTTGTTAAAAAAAACATTTGACATCTTTTCTGTTTGTGTTATTATATTGTCGAAAGGAACGAAAAATATGAAATACATTAGAACGAAAGACGGAAGAATTATTGATATTGAAAAGTTTAAGAAACAATTTGATTTTCAAAGTTGCATATACGAAGATATTGAAACAATCTTTTGGAAAGATGCTTGTAAATATCCTGAAAGGCATAAGCAAGGAATAAAGGCAAGAACTTTAAAACAAGCCGACACTATTGAAGAATTGTGTGATGAGTTTGTGTTAATTCATACAGAATATGACAATTCAAAAGATATTTTTGAAGCAAGAAGTAGTGGAACTTGGTTACAACACAGAGGTGATAATTATTATTCTTTTGGTTTAGAACAAGTCAGAAGTGGAAAAATGAACATAAAAGGTTCAACTTTATATGGTGCAATCTGGACTGAATGGGGTTTGAAATATGTAGCAAAGATGAATGATAAGGGAGAGTTGGAATTACTATGAGTAGATTAACTTATAAAATCAATGATAAAGAATATGCACCTTGTAAAAATACGGGGTGGAAAACATTTGATAAACTCGGTCAATTAGAAGATATTGAAGAAGAACTTGGTATTGATTTAATTACTTTGTTTAAGGCATTGAAGAATGGAATATATTTTAAGGTTAAAGACAAGATTTACTTTACAAATGGACTGGATTTAGATTTCAAGGAAAAAGTGTTATTCGAGTTTAATGAATACGAAGATTTTGAAACATATGAACTCAAAGATTATGGTAAAACTTGGGCATTGACAGAGGAGGAACTTATCGATAAAAAAGAAAGGACACTACCCTTATGAAAGAAATGATTTATACCGAACAAAACAAAACGGAAATCTTACATAGTGGCACATACGAAGGTTATAACTTCTACATTGTGTCTTATGGAATCCACCCTTGTGCTTATATTGAGATCCCTAAAAACCATCGTTGGTTTGGAAGAAATTATAACGATGAAGACATCTATGACAACATTGATTGCCATTTTGGACTAACTTACTCTGATAATCTTCATCATGTATTAGGTGAAGAAGAAGCTAATGGAAAATGGTTTATTGGTTGGGATTATGGACATAGTGGTGATTATGCTGGTTATTCAACAAGACTAGGTTTTCTAGATGATGGCAAAAAATGGACAACCAAAGAAATCTTTGAAGAAGTTAAATCAGTTATCACTCAAATTAAATTATTAGACCAAAACACAATCAAATACGAAGAAGGTGAAGTGGTTTTATATCAAAATGGAGACCGCTTTGAACTAGGCATTGTAAAAAAGGTTTGTGGTGGTGATGACTACTTTGTTAACTATCACACTGGTGATACAGCAACAAGAACAAATGCTCGTAATCTTCACAAAGTTGCCAATGCTTATGCTTTCCATATCATAAGACTTGATTCAGATGGAAACGAAAGGAGATATTAGGGAATGAGAATATTTGAACTAGATAAAGACCATAAACAAATTTTGCTTAATGGCCTTTTGGAAATCAAAGAAACAATAATCCCTGAAAATATAGAAGGTGATATTTTTAGAACTATCTATAAAGAACTTGAAAAAATCAATTATGAAAGATTTGAAAAATGCAAAAGAAAAGTCAATACAATAGCAATGAGTTCTTCTTTATATACATATCTTAAATATTTGGCAGATAATAAACAAAGATACTTTGATGATTCTATTAGAAGAAATATTAAACAAATCTTTGGTTTAAATATTGTGATTAGAGATGATTATGAAATTAATCAAATAGATATTTATAGAGATATAACGAAGGAATGCTAATATGCCCTACGAACAACTTTTATTAAATGGCAAATCAATAACAATTTATACAGAAAAAGAATGGTTTGAATTGTTTACCAATTACTGCCAAAAAATCTACGAAGAACGTGGTAGTAAAACTGGTGAATATTGTTGTGGTTATCACTGGTGCTGCAACGAATGTGAACAAAAGCATTGTTGTGGATGCGAAGATTGTGTGCAAACAATAATAGATATAGCGAAATCATTCAATATTAAAATCGATAGAAGCGATATAGATTTCGAAACATTCGAAGAAAGGATTAAAAAATGCTATGAAAATTAAAAAAGAAAGGAGACTTTATGAACAATTTAGCAAAATATCGTGCTGTTCATGGTATTACACAAAAAGAATTGGGTAAAATGGTCAATTTAGGAAAGGCTAGTATTTCTCACATTGAAAAAAACACCCTAACAGAAAAGCGCGCCGAACAATTTGCAAAAATATTGAATGAAAATAAATTTGCATTATTAGGAACTGATGCTTTACAAGTTTTACCAAAAACAGAAGAAGAAAAAAGAATTTTAATAAAAATTATTGAGGATTTATAAGATGTGTTTTATTTCTCGCAAAAAATGGAAAAAAATGGAAGATACCATTCAAAGATTAACGGATATTATTGAAAATAGAGAATTTAAAAAATTAGAAGATGAAAGCAAAGAATTGAAAACAATCAAAGAATTGCTAAGTCATGTGAAATTTAAAGTTAAAAATATTAGTTTTTTTGAAGAAACTCGAAATCTTCAAATCCGTTACGAATTACCAATTATAAATTTACAGATCGATGAAAATGGCGAACCAAATAAAGATGAATTTTTTTATTCGGTTAATAGTTTGGGACTTATTAGTTTAGATGATATGCAAAAAATTATTAACGAATTAAAAAAAGTTAAAAATAATGTTTGACATTTTTAACGGAACTAAGTAATAATAAGATTGTAAGTCGAAGAAAGGAACTAAATGAAATTATCAGAAAAGATTAAGTTTTTAAGAAAAGAACAACAATTAACATTACAACAATTATCGAATAAAAGTGGGCTTTCAGTAGTTTCCCTTGTGAAATACGAAAGTGGCAAAAGAACTCCAAGTTTGATAAGTATTCAAAAATTAGCCGAAGGATTAAATTGCTCTTTTGATGAATTGTATAATCTAAGGTAAACTGTATGGAAAGATTAACAAACGAAAACTATCACAGTATTGAAATGAGAAAAAAATATCTTGGTTCTACTCAATTCAAGGATTTCCAGAAATGTGAAAAAGAAGCTTTAGCAAAAATAAATGGTGAGATTGCAGAACAACAAACCGATGCGTTGCTATTTGGATCATATGTTGATGCTTATTTCTCAAAAGAACTAGATGCTTTTATAAAAAATCATCCAGAAATGTTCAACATCAAAACTGGTGAGTTAAAATCACCGTTTAAAAATGTTGAAACGGTAATTAAAGCAATCGAAGATGACGAAATGTTGTTAAAATATTTAAGTGGCGAACATCAAGTAATCATGGTTGGAACCATCGCCGGAGAATTGTTTAAAATTAAAATAGACTCATATTTTCCAAACAAACTCATAGTCGATCAAAAAATTATGAAAGACATGGAACCGGTTTGGATTGAGAAAGTCGATGAGACCGGAAAGATAAGAAATGTTAAAGTGGATTTTATAGAAGCTTATGGGTATTTGTATCAAGGTTGCATTTATCAAGAAATAGTTAGGCAAAACACTGGTCAAAAACTTCCGTTTGTATTGGCCGTAACCACAAAACAAAGTGTTCCAGTGAAAAAACTTATTAAAATCGACCAAGAATATTTAGATAAAGCATTGGAAGAAGTTGTTAGATTGGCACCTAGATATGGGGCAATTAAAAGAGGAGAAATTAAACCTCTTGGTTGTGGACATTGCGACATTTGTTTAAAAGGACAAAAAGTTGAAGGTGTAGAAAGTTATTCAAAATTATTTCATGCCGAAAACATAGAATATTAAGAAAGGAACAATATGAAAAAAATACTGTTATTACCAATAATGGCATTATCTTTGATTGGGTGTCAACAAACCAATTCATCTCGTGTAGATATGTCTATAGATTGGACTGTAATAAAAGAAAATCAAGAACTTATGGTTAGATACGGAGAGAATTATTCTCGCTCGTATTCCCCATATTTATATCAAAAAATAGAATATCGTTGGGAAACATATTCAAATTTACCAAACATGTTAATCGAAGTTCGTGTTTTAAAGAATACCAACGAAAAAGAAATTGATATTTTTAATGGAACAAACATAAGTTATGTATTACTTAATATTGAATGAAAGGAGGCAGTATATGTCAGAACAAAATTATACTCATTGGAGAAATCTTACAGACATGGAGCACCTTCGCGCAGAGTGTTTTGCTCCTAAAGAAAAAAAGGTTCTTACTATTAAAGAAGTTAAGCAAGAAAAAGTAACTTCTAATAATGGAGAAGTGGAATTAAAACCAGTAGCATATTTTTTCGAAGAAGGTGTGTTGCCTATGGTTCTTAATGTTACTAATTGTAAAATGATTGAAAAATTATACGGAACTGGTAATATTTATGATTGGATAGGCAAGAAGGTTCAAGTATTTGCAACAAAAACTAAAGTAGCAAAAGAAACGGTACCATGTTTAAGAATCGAAGATGTAATACCAACTACAAACGAAGTCACTTATATATGTTCTGTTTGTGGAAAAACTATTTCAAAACACACTTACGATGGTAGTATCGCAAAGTATGGCAAGCCATATTGTGGCAAGGAATGTTTAGATAAAGATACTAAAGGTGAACAATTATTATAAAGAAAGGAACACAATTAATATTATGACAGAAGAAAAAGTAAATCAAAACGGTGCGATTAATTTTGGTGAAGAATTTGATACTAATGGAGAATTTAGTTTAATCGATGATGGAGATTACGAAGTTGTTATCGAAAAAGTCGAACCAAAACAATCACAAAAAGGCAACAAATATCTTAATATTACTTTTAAGATTAGAAACGATGTAGAACAAAATTTTAAAAATCGTAAATTATTCTATCGTATCAATGAAAAAGAAGGAGATAATTGTTACGATTTTAACAGAGTGAATAAAATCATTATTACTCAAAAGAATACTGCTAATTACAAAAAATATTTTATCGATATCGATGAAGTGCTTCAATATTTAGTGGGATTGCATTTAATTCTAACCGTTGAGACATCGTTTGATGAATATTCTCAAAAAGAAAGAAACAATGTTAAAGATTGGTCTTTCTCTCCATCGATTTGGGATATGCAAGAACACCCCGCTAAAATCGAAAAAACAAATACAGAACAGTTAGAATTACCAGATGACGAGTTGCCATTCTAGTAATTAAAACCATAAAAACTTATCGGTGAAGTTTTCCACAGTGGTTTAGTAATCGAATTATATGGAATGGTTCGTTTGTTTCCAAAACCAAATCTACAATTATTAATTCTTTCGACTTACATTCAAGCGATTTAGTTAGCTAATCACTAACACATTCCACCATATCGAGAAATAGGTAGAACAGTTCTATGATTATCTATATTAGATAGTCGTTACGTAAGGTGCATTAAATCGTAATCGGGTGCAACTCCCAATTTCTCGTTTAAATAAACAAAACATTAAAACACCCTAACAGAAAAGGAAAAAAGTATGACACAAGAAGAACTAGAAAAGAAGTATTTAAAAATACCTCAAGAAATAAAACAAACTCGAAGATGGATTTGTTATAAAATAGAGGAAAGAGATGGAAAACAAACCAAGGTTCCATATAATGCGATTAATGGCGATTATGCTAGAAGTAACGATTCTTATACATGGACTATTTTTAGAGTCGCTATAACTGGTTGCATTAAATTTGGTTTTGATGGAATCGGTTTCATGCTTGGAGAAGACAAAAATACTGGAATAAAGTATTTCGGTATTGATTTGGACAATCACGAGGATCCAATTACTGGCAAGAAACCAATGACTCAAGATCAATTTTTTGATTTTTCCAGTGAATTTGTTAATACTTTAAAATCCTATACTGAATATTCTCACAGTGGAGAAGGTATTCATATTATTTGTAAAGGAACCCTGCCAGAAGGTGCTAGGAGAAGAAATGGTGTCGGAGTAGAAATGTATGACAAAGGTCGCTTTTTCACGATGACTGGCAATGTTATTTTAGACTTGCCAATTAATGATAGAACTGAAGAAATAAAACCGTTGTGGGAAAAATATTTAAACCCTAAAGAAGAAAATGATATTCCAGAAGGATTTAAAGGAATTATTTTTGGAGAGAACAGACAAAGCAAAACAATAGATGTCGCTCCAACTAATTTATCCGATAATGATTTAATTGATAAAATTCAAAATAGTCGTTTCGGAAAGGATTTTATGGATTTGTATAATGGCGATATGTCTGCATATAAAAACGATCACAGTGCAGCAGATATGGCATTGTGCCAAATTTTAGCATTTTGGACTGGGTGCGATAAATCACAAATGGACAGAATTTTTCGTTCTAGTTCGTTGATGAGAAACAAATGGGATTCTCCTCGTGGAAAAAGCACATATGGGAACGATACATTAGATAAAGCTATTGCTGGTCAGAAAGATGTTTATACGCCAGCAAAAGAAAAAATCACAATAATTGAAAACATTCAAAAACCAATTGAATCCCAAACAGAAATTGTTGAATACGATGAAAGAAAAGATCCAATTATTAAAGTTAAAACTATTTTTAAAACATATCCACTTACCGATACTGGTAACGCTGAAAGATTTTATGATCAGTTTGGTGAGAATTTTAAATACAATAAAGACAATCAATATTTTATGTTTTGGAATGGCAAAACATGGATTAAAGACACAAAAGGCAATGTTAGAAAATATGCTAATAAATTAATCGAAGTTTTGGAGAGCGAAATAAGAAATACTGAATCGAAAATTAAAGAATTGTCTCAATCTAATTCAGAAACAAAGGAACAAGAAATTAGCACTTTATTAAAAATTCAAGATGCCCAAATGAAGAATGCTAAAAAAGTAGCAAACAAAGCTGGAAAAGATGCAATGCTATCCGAACTACATGACTTACATGATTTGCCTGTGAATAATAGCGAATTTGATTTACAAGACAACTTATTAAATACAGATAGTGGTATTGTGAATTTAGATACAGGAGAAATTAAACCATTCGACAAAAAAGTTATGTTATCCAAAAACACCAATTGCAAAGTTGATTTTGCCGAACCAAAAGTTTGGTTAAAGTTTTTACACGATATATTAGAAAGAAATAATCCAAACGAAACAGAAGAATTAGTCGAAACTCTTCAAATGGCTTTAGGTGAATCGTTGACGGGAAGAACCAATAAAGAACATTTGTTTATTATGTATGGTAATGGTAGCAATGGTAAATCTACTTTTATAAAAGTTGTGAATGATGTGTTCGGTGATTATGGAACTAGTATGAATAGCGATTTGTTAATTCAAAGTCCTAATAGTTCCAGTCAATCAAATGAATTTGCATTATCTTCATTACTTGGAAAAAGAATGGTTAGTACAAGCGAAACCGCAGAAGGTAAGAAACTCGATGAAGTTATGATTAAACAAATGTTATCTGGCGAACCAATTAATGCCCAGTTTAAATACGGACAACCATTTTCGTTCATGCCTACATTTAGTCCTTGGATGTCAACTAATAACAGACCAATTATTCGTGCTACAGATTTTGGTACTTGGAGAAGAATTTATTATATTCCTTTTTTGAATACTTTTACTGAAGAAAAGAAAGATGTAGATATGCCAAAAAAATTAATAGCAGAAAAATCTCAAATTCTCGGTTGGATGATTAAGGGTGCAGTTAGATTACACAATGAATTCAATGACAAACTTCCTAAACCAAAATGTTTAGAAGAAGCATTAAGCGATTACAAGAAAGAACTCGATGTTGTAATTGCATTCTTGAATGATAGAGCAATTAATTTCCCCGGAATGTCTATAGAAGCACCACGATTATATCAAGCTTATAAGGATTGGGCTAAACAAAACGGTGAATATTGTTATAGTGAAAGTCGTTTTAAAAACGAAATGCCTAAAAAGGGTTATAAATTAGAAAAAGATTCTAATAAGGGTTGGGTATATATCGGTTTAAAATTAGCAGAAGACAAAAAAGGCATTGTATTTGGAGATGATTAAAATGTTAAGAGATTATCAACAAAAAACATATGACAGAATAAGAAAAGCCTTAGCAAATCACAAAAATCCATGTGCGGTTGATTGTTGTCGTTCTGGTAAATCTTATATAATGAAAGAAATATGCGAAAAAGCAGCTTTAAAAGGCAGCAAAGTGCTTGTTTTGGCACACAGAAGGTTGTTGCTCAAACAACATGAAAAAATTATTAAAAATGTTCGTTTGGAAAGTGTTTTTACAGAAGTTAATCATTTAGGCGAACATGGTAAAGTTGATCTAATAATTATTGATGAAGCACATATTAGTGGTGCCGAATCCTATAAAAAAGTTTGTGAATTTTATCAATGTCCAGTTATTGGTTTTACCGCAACTGCTAAAAGATTAGATAATAAACCTTTATCCATTTTTACAGAAATTATAAACGGTGTAAGCGGTGATGAATTAATCGAAAGAAAATTAATTGCTCCATATGATTTATATGCACCAAAATTAGATATTAATTTACAAAATGTTTCAATGTCTGGTTCAGATTTTAACAACGATGAATTAGCGAATGTTATGTTAGATAGAAAAATTTATGGCGATATTATTAAATATTATAAAAAATTAGCAAATGGAAAACAGGCAATTGCATATTGCACAAATGTGAAACATAGTCAATCGATTAGGGATTTGTTTATTGAAAACGGAATTTCTGCAGTTCATATGGATGCTAATACACCAGAAAAAGAACGAGAAAAAATAATGGAAGATTATAAAAATAATAAATATCAAATTTTATGTAATTGTAATTTGATTTCAGAGGGAATAACCGTTCCAGAATGTGAATGTTGTTTGTTATTAAGACCGACTCAATCTGAGACATTATATATTCAACAAGCATGTCGTTGTTTAACTCCAAAAGAAGGCAAAAGAGCAATAATAATAGATTATGTTGGAAATTGTTATGCACATGGAATGCCTACAGAAAAACGCATTTACTCGTTAGATGATTGTGGTAAAAGAATTAGAAATCCTAACCGCGAGCCAGAAGTTACTTGTCGTGAATGTTCCAATTGTTTCAGAGTATATCGTGGCACCGATCCTATTTGTCCTTATTGTGGATTTGATAACAAAAAAACACATAGACAAATTAAAGAAGAAAAAGAAGCAGAATTGGAACGCATCGAAAAGATTGAGAAAAAACAAAAAAGAATGGAAGTTGGCATGGCAAAAGGTCGAGAAGAATTAATCCGTATCGCAAAAGAACGAGGTTATTCGATAGGTTGGGTTTATTATCAATTAAAAGCAAGAGCAGAAAAAAATGCAAATAAGATTAAAATAGGAGAAAAATAATGGCACCAAAAAATCCAATAGTAGAACACGACATACAAAACGAAATTCGAATATGGTGTGGTGAACATAACATAATGGCAATTCGTATCAATGTAGGAACGTTTAGAGATTTATACAGTGAACGAGTGATTAGAACAGGTCCACCAAATGGTTGGCCGGATTTGCAACTATTCGACAATCATGGACACATAATCTTCTGTGAATGCAAAGCGCGTTATGGAAGATTAAGAGAAGAACAAAAAAAGGTACATAATGAATTAAGAAGTCGCGGATTCATAGTAATTGTACCTAAAAGTTTAGAAGATTTTATCAAGGAAATGGAGAATTTGGGTTATGGAAAAAGTAATTAACGCTAAAATTAAATATAGTTATTTAGGCTTAGATGAAAACGGATTATTAATTATTCAAATAGGTTTTGATTGCGAACTAGGAACTGTTCAAACCAATAAAATAGATATCATTGATGCATATTTTATAAAAGAACTTTTAGATACATTAGAATTACAACGATGGGAAGATTTATCGAGAAAATTTGCTCGAATAAAAATTGAGAACCGTGTTGTTGTAGCAATAGGAAATTTAATCGATGATAAATGGGTAAAATTATAAAAATAAATTTATAATGGACAAAGTGTCTTGACAAAGGACATTTTGTCTTTTATTATATTGTCGAAAGGAACGAAAAATATGAAATACATTAGAACGAAAGATGGGATATATTGGAATATATTGGACGGAGTATTGTCACCACAAACTTGGATAGGTAATCCTATTGCTGAAGCCGACACTATTGAAGAATTGTGCGATGAGTTTGTTTCGGTTGATAATTATGGAAACAAGTCTATTGGTAATGATTTTGAATTGGCAAAAGCAAAATATAAGATATTAAATGCTGGTGCAGTAAAAATGTTAAATGGTGATGTATTTGGTGCTATTTGGACTGAATGGGGTTTGAAATATGTCGCAAAAATGAACGATAAAGGAGAATTAGAGTTGTTATGAGTAGATTAACGAAGGAAGAACTGAGGAAAGCTATCGATCAACCGATGTGTTTCGGAAGTCGTTTAGTTGGTAAAAAAATGTTCGCTCAAATTATTAAAGAACTTTGTGAATATAAAGAAATCGAAGAAGAACTCGGTGTTGATTTGATTACATATTTTAGGGTTTACAAAAAGCCACTAAAACTCAGGTAAAAGTAGAGGCTATTATGACTTATATTGAAATTATCCAAATATGTTGTGTTTGTTTCTGTCTTTTCTCAATGATTATAAATTTGGGTTTATTTCATTTGATAGATAGAGCTGGTAAAAAGTTTTTAAAAAAATTAGATGAATACATAATTATCAAAAAAGAGAGCAAAAAGGAGAACAAAGATGAGTAAAGAATTAGAAGCATTTGTAAGATTAGAACAAAATTCAAAACGATATAAAGGTCGCAAAGAAGATTTAGACACCATTTTTACTACTCTTAAAAATTATGA